GGGGTATCGCCAAGTCCGGTTAAGGCAGCGGATTCTGAATCCGCCATTCGTAGGTTCGAATCCTACTACCCCTGCCAGCATACCAATTGTCAACTACTGACAACCACAAACAACCCGCAACAAAAAACGCGGGTTTTTTGTTGTTTTCGACGAGCTTTTAGCGAAGCCAAAAGTTCAACCTCTGACAACCTCAAACACCCTGTGCTAATCTCACTAGGGGACAAATTGGGGGACACGTACTAGGGGACACGGTAGGGGACAAAAAATTCAGGCCATCGGTTGAGTCCGAAAAAGAGGCGACGGGAGATTGTTTGCGGAGACATTGCCCTTTGTCGCTCACCTTTTTTGTGAACGAACAATGGCTACAAAACTCACAAAAGCCTTCATTGAGCAGGCTCCGGACGGCGTCTACACAGACCCTTTGACGCCGGGGCTGTCTTTGCGCGTGCGCTCAGGCGGGAGGCACCGTGCTTGGGTGTTTCGTCGCATGGTCAACAGAAGCCGCAAGGATGTCGGACTCGGTGGGGTTGCGTCTGTCACTCTCGCGCAGGCCCGACTTGCTGCCATGCAGTTGCGCCTGATGTCTGATGAAGACTTCTTGGCGCACATTCAATCCAAACGATCGGCCAAGATAAACGCTGTTGCCAAAGCTTCTGAAGCGGACTCCGGTCTGACTTTTCGTGACGTGTGCAATAAATTCATGGAATGGAATGTGCGTGTTGGAAACTGGGAAGACTGGAACAAAAGCCACAGATGCTTTGAGTCCATTATGCGGCTTCATGTTTTTCCGCACATCGGAGACATGCCCTTTGCAAAAATTTCGGCAAAGGATGTCGCAAAGATCGGGGCTGAAATCTGGGATAAAACAGATCTTGTGAACCGAAGCTTGCAGTTCACGCGGCAAACTTTCGATTGGGGTAAGGCCAATGGATTCTTTGATGGGGACAATCCGGCTGACCGCAAGGGTGCTCTCCGATACCTGTTGCCACGTCGTAAGCACGTCAAGCAGAACCGTGGGGCGCTTTCGGTTCCGGAATTGCCGGATTTTTTTGCTGAACTCGTTCGGCTGCCGTTAAAACCGGCACGAGCGTTGTTTGCGTTTTCAGTGCTGACCGCTACTCGTTCTGCGACGGCTCGAACCGCTCGATGGGAACAATTCAATTTTGAAAAAGGCGAGTGGACAATTCCGCCCAGCCAGCTAAAGGTTCACGGTAACGGTGCGTTAGTGGTTCCTCTTGCGCCGGAAACTATCAAGTTTTTGTCGATTTGGGGAATAAAGAAGAAGGGGTTTCTTTTCACGCCTAAAAAGACGAGAAAGAAATCTGAGCCTTATTCGGATGCAACCTTTTCCATGACGATCAAGCTGATGTCCAAAGAAAAGATAAAGCGCGAAAAAGCGGCGGGGATTAAGAACCCGAAGGGGTGGATTGACAAGGCCGAAAGCCTCAAGAGGGGGAAATTGGTGAGAATCACGCAGCACGGCGTGGCGCGAGCTACCTTTCGAACATGGTCGCAGGATGACGCCCTAGGCAACGATAAGCGCTTTGTTGTGCGCACGGCCGAGCTGTGTTTGCATCACAAGGTAAAGGATGCGTACAACGGCGCCTATGAGCGAAACGAGTCCTTCATACGACGCCGTGAGATGATGGAAGCGTGGGCAGAGTTCTGCTTTAGCAAATCGACGGATTGGAGCACTTGTGTGCCTCAAGCCAACGATTGATATCAACCTCCCGAAAGGAATACTGGGAACCGTATTTGTAGGCAGGCACAAATTTGACCTTGCAGATTTGTGTCTTGCCGTTCTTTGTGTAGGTACCACGAATCCAGTTGCGGATTGTGCTTTCGCTGCGGCCGACCATTTCTGCGGCCTCCTTGAGCGAGACCATTTTGGGATTCATGATTAAGTCTCCGATTAAGAATGCAAAAAATGCCTCGATTGAATCGAGGCTGAATTTTTCATATTGAAGGATCAAAAACCCCGAGCCTTCTCAGGGTCTCGGGGTCCCTCTGCATGTATTTTCGAGCTGTGATTTCGTCCAGATGGTTGTAGACCGCATCTTGCGTAGCACTTTTTGCGGGTAGTAAAAGGTGATTTCGCTTGATTGAGGGCTGTTGTTTTACCGGGATATCGAACGCTTTGTAGAAGCGGATAGCGCGCAATCGACTTGGAAGAATCTTTTCCCAATCTGGGTGATCAATTAAGAGCGAAGCTTCTTCCAGCGTGGCAGAACATTTTCCGCTATCTAGATATGAATAGAACTTGTTTGCGACCCAGAAGCAGTAGAAGTTTCCTTCAAACTCAAGCACCAAGCGACAATCGTTAAAAATACCGCATATAGTGACGCGATCTTTGTTCTCGATGAGAATGTCAATCAGGACGTCAATCTTTTGCGCTTCTTTTCGGTTGCCCCAGTAGTTGCGGATCAGCATCGACGGATGAGCAACGCAGAACGATGCGACTTCCCAAAACTCTCTGAGCGTCATCAGAAGTCTCCCGGAGCAACCTGGCAGCACTGAATGCCATTGCGACGCCACATGTCGACAACACGCTCACGATCTTCAAAAGCCAAAATAGGCTCATAGCCATCTGCCTTAACCTGAGTAAGAAGCTCTTCTTTCACCTTGGCGTCCGGCCTGTAATCGCCTGCTTTTCTCATGTAAAGCTTGAGAATGTCCGGTTTGATGACGGTCCCGGATAAAAGATGTTTATCCAGCCAGGAAAGTGTTTCTTTGCGATAAGTTTCTGGGCGACCAGTGCAAAAGACGACGTGGCACTTGGCTTCATAGCCGAAGCTGTCGGCTAGATATTGCAAAGCCAACAAACTGCCACAGACTATGCGAATTGGTTCAATTGGCTTGTCTTTTGTCATATCGCTGTAGAAAGCGTCCCAGTCCTTCGGCTCTTTCAGTATGTGGCGCAGACGCTGGTCAAGGTTGGCCAGCGTGCCGTCAATGTCGAAAATGATTGCGTTTCTTTTGTCCATTTCAAAATCCTGTTTTTAAAACTTGTGCGCACAAATACCATCTTTAGGCGCATGAACTGAGCGTTTGCACTCCAGTGGCAGTGGAAGCATGGGCGGGGGCGTGAGCCGTGCCCAAAATTGGATGTACTTATCTCGGATTGCCATGAACTTCTGTCCGTCCCAATAGCCGATTTCGTATGTCGGATGCATATATCGCGGGCGGCGCACCCAAAGCAGATAGTGCTTTCTTTGTAGCGGTTTACGTTGCGGATAAGGCAACCAGTCGGCTTGTTTCAACCTTCGTAATCCTCCGGCATGAAAGCCCATGCAATGACGCGGGCTGCTGAAACGAATGAGTAGTGTTCAAAACCGTTCCCATCCCCTTTTGCGGTTGTTTGGAAACGACGGGATTCGAGAAACTTAGTTTTCGGCATCTCTTTGGTTACCAGGTAGGTGACCTTGTAATCGGTGTGCGGCGGCATTTCCGCTGGGTATGGATGCCATTTGACGTAGTTCTTTTCACGCATTTGATTTGCTCTCCATGAAGGCCCAGGCGGTCACATTGAAGGCTCCCTCAAATGACCTGTTTACGAAAGTTCCCTTTTTTGCGTCGTAAAATGCAACGCTGAGGACTTTCGGATGGCCTAGTGGAAACGCCTTCCAGATCACAAAAAAATGCCCGCTGTGAGGCGGGCGCGTTTCAGGGAATGGGTGATATTTAGTTTCCATTCTTCAATTCCTTTTCTATTCTTTTTCCGATCCATCTCACAACAGGAACGCACCACGAATTGCCGATTGCCTTGTACCTTGGGGCATCCGGGCATTGTTCTGCCGGTTTGCCGCGATAAGGAATTTGGGACCAGTTATCTGGGAAACCTTGTAGCCGTTCGCATTCAACTGGCATCAGCTTGCGTACGGCGGAGGCTGTAGCTACCGCGTGCGAGTGGCCGCGCGTGAGTGTGTACGATGGGGCACCTGCCGCTCCAATGCCTGTTCCGTTAGAGTCATCCTTGCGGCCGTTCAGATTCATGGTGTCTATTGGGTAGACGACTCCGTGAACTCCAGTGGCGTTGAGCGTGAATGATGTGTCTTGACTAACACCTGTACCATCTGGTCCACTCTCTGGTTTGCGCCCGATTGAGTTCTCGGCCAGACAGTAGATAGGCGTGGTGGTTTTCAGCGGCGGGCTTTTGTCGACTTCGATGGCTCGATCTGTACCGTTTTCGCTAAGGACCAGTGGCACTTGATTGCCTCCGGTTCCCATGCGGGCTTGAAGAGTCGGAGACTTGTCGCTTTCGCGAATCACATCGTTTGCGTGGGTCATGTCGTAAACCTTCACTTCTGACATACGATCAGCATTCCTGAATCGACGGACTGATTGTTGGAGAACTGCTTTTCAGCGTCTCGGGCCGTCAGAGTTCCAACAATCAGCGACTCGCTGCCCCCCCCCATGTCTCCACCGGAAGCCGTCAGAGAGCCTGCGGCTCGGTTTGCATCGCGGTACGTTCCAAAGCTGCTTTGAGCAAAGGCGGTAGCTGTTTCCCGCGGGACATCGCACGTCTCAGAATCCAGAGGCAAGCCTTGGCGCTCAAAAAGTACCTTTGCGGGATCGATTGCCCCCCCCCCTTCAACAGGACCTGCGACAACGAAGACGCGACGGCGTCGTTGGGGGACTCCGAAATGTTGAGCATCGAGCACGCGCCACGCGACTTTTCTTTTGGGTCCGGCAACCAGACCTGCACTCGGCCATCGGACTGAGCCGGACGAAAGGGGAGAGTTCGCTCCAACAAGCTCCGCCAAGAAGCAGCCGAAGGCGTTGTCCTTGGTGTGGAGCACTCCGGGGACGTTCTCCCAGAACACGATGGGTGAAGATTTTCGAAGTCGAGTTCGAGCTGAATGAATTGCATCTGCTATCTGACAAAAGACAAGGGAGAGGTTTCCTCTGGCATCGTCCAGAGAGCGGCGTTTGCCGGCGACAGAGAAGGCCTGACAAGGAGTCCCGCCGCAGAGCAGGTCAGGAGCCTCGATTTCGCCATCGAGGATGCGCTGCGGTAGCGTGGTCATGTCGCCGAAGTTCGGAACGTCTGGGAATCGGTACGCCAACACAGCACACGGGAAAGATTCGATCTCTGCGAACCATGCGGCTTCCCATCCAAGCGGGTTCCAGGCGACGCTTGCGGCTTCTATCCCAGAACAAACGGAGCCAAATCTGAGTTTCATGGCAAAGAAAAAGCCCTCACGCAGAGGGCTGTTGATATTCAAGTTCAGTGGCTCGATTGCCAATTTTTATCGTGAGTCGAAGTATCGATAAACCGGTAACTACGTTTGGAAAATCAATATTTTCGAACACTTCTTTAAGGTCTTGGTTTTGAGAGATAAGTGCAAACGCAGCCGCTTTTGCTTCCAGTGGTAAGTTGAGTCGGCAGATGTGGTTTCCATCGTCTGCTTCATCCCAAAAGGAACTAGTTCCCACGAACTCACCTAACCAAAAGCAAGCCTTACGTAGATCTTCGATTTCATTTCCTTTGAAAGGCGCTCGGATGATGTACTCGATGGCACTTGCCAGCGGATGCGGCAAGTACTTTGTCAAATCCTTTGGCTCGCATTCGAAGCGATAGCGAGCATAGTGGTCGGGAGAATTTACGTTGTCTGTCATTTCTGTTGCTCCTTTTCTTCCCATTTTTCGACCAGAAAAATGAGGGTTGGTTTGGTGATGCGGATGAATGTTTCTTTTTCCGGGATGACCCAGAAGCTCTGTCCATCTTCACGTTCAAGATGCCCGACTTCGCAGCGCCCATGCACGTAGGCGACACCTGTCACGCCGCACACGGGCTTGTCACCGTCGGTGCTGTCGGGTAGAACGATTGCGATGCCTCCCACGGCCACCTCTTGCAAGGCATTCGTGAGGCTGCATTTCTGAGCTTCGCGTCTTGCGTACTCTTGCTCGGAGCGGTGGAGTACTCTCATCATCGAGAAATAGGTTGCTAGAGCGTGTTCAAGAGGCTCGAGCATTGCCGCCACAACGGTGGGGCGTCTGGGTTTCCCATTTTCCACTTCTTCGACCAGATTCAGAAGGGAGTGGACAGCTGCAGTGCCCATGGTCGCCAGAAGCTCGTTTTCGTCCTGCTTTTCAAAGTTCTTGGAGAACGAGTAGAAGTGCCTCAGGGCGTAGAGAACATTGCCGTAGCAACGTCGATCCATCGTTCCCATCTTGATCAACCCCAGATCGAGTTTGACCTCCGTCTCGAGTCGCTCAAAGTCGGGCTCTGTCAGTGGCCCCAACGTGTCTAGTGTCCACGCTGGAATTTTGGGACGACCTGGTTGGTACTTTTTTGTTCGCTTCTTCTTGGGTTTGCTCATGGCAACAAAAAGCCGCCCGAAGGCGGCAGGTTGAGTTTGAAGGTGGAGCGTGATACTATGTCAAGTGCCTCGTGACGTGGAGGTGTTTCTATGGTCAATGACCGAAACGGAACCTCAGGTTCCTCTTCTCCACGCATGTCACGGGGATTACATGAGAGGCCGCGTTTGCGGCCTTTTGTGTTTCTATTTCGTTGAAGAGGTATCGTCCTTTGTTGCTTTGTTTTCCAGAGCATCGAAGCCTAGCTTCAACGCGGCTTCTGAGGTGATCTGGGTGAACATCCAGGCGGGAACGACGATTTCACGGAACTCAGCCATATCTTTTTTGGAGCCATCTTCCTCCTTGGAAGCGACCTTTCTCAGGAAAACGATTTTGATGCGTCCGTCGTCGGTGACGTCAGCTTCGAAGCCAGTAGCTTCAAAGGCTCGTGTTCTTTTGACGACTTCCAACATGGCTTTTCCGGACTCGGTCGTAGCTTCAAGATACGTATCGAGCTTCGCATCAATTTCCTTAAGCTGTTTGAAGGTTGACACGCAGAAAGCCAATGTGGCACCGATCAAGAAGAAGAGTAAGCAATTCGTGAGATTCATTTCTGTGCTCAAAAGAAAAGCCTCCGATTTCTCGGAGGCTGCTGTTGGTTAGGCGTTACCCATTCTGTCCAGAAGTTTCTTTGGGTCAATTTCTCCATTCTTTACCGCTTTATCGTAGAAGTAAGCGGCCAGACCGGTGATCTGCCCCCATTCCGGATCTTCTTCGCCGGGCCATTCAAGGGCGGCCTCAGACAGGAGCTGGAAAACATCGACAGAACGCAAAGTCGGACAATGATCTATGTCGTTCAGGCAGTACGTAAAGAACTCTAAAAAACTCCTCTGTCGTTCCACGGTTCCATGCGAGAAGAGGTTGTCAGACAAATCCTCTTCCAGGTCTTTCTTTTTGTCTTCAGTGTCGATCATGCTGCCTCCTTCAGAAGCTCAAGCTGAAGCTGACGGCCTTCCGGAATGTGGCCTTCCTTTTTGAGACGATTCCAGATGTAGTAAATGCCCTCGTTGGTGATGTGGGTCGTCAAGTCACACTTGCGTGTGCCGTCGTGTCCCTCGTGGTAGCTCGGACACGGACGGAGGTACCCGCGCGTGACGAACTCGGCGTAGGGCTCGTTGAACTTGGTGATGATCTTCTTCTGGCGCAGCCAGTCGTAGAGAAATCGGACGCCGACGCCGAGAGCCTTCGCCACTTTACGGATGATGTGGTCGCCGTCGGACTTGAGAAAGTCCTCTGCGGCCTGAACCTTGGGAGCCTCAAGGAGTATCTGCTCTTGGAGCGCCTGGTTCTTCTCGTATTGCTCGGCCCAAGCCCGAGCTGCGATTGCTGGGTTGGTGAAGTCCGGAAGAGCAGTGGTTTGCGGAGTCCCGTAACTTCCTGTTTTTCGGATTGTGGGGAGAACTTCGCCACAGACCCAATCTTGGAATGGTTCTGCATCTGGCAGTTTTGAGCGCATGACCAGACGATACACATTTCGCTCGTCTATGTAGCTCATAAGCTGTGTACCACTAGATGTAGGGGTGTTCTGTTTTAGAACACCCTCTTTTCTGCAATGGTCTCGGACAGCTTTTTGCGGCACGGCGTAACCGAGAACCTTGCAAACGTCAGAGGCGCAGAACCAAGGATTTCCGTTTTCGTCAACGAAGGTACGAACACCGGAGTTCTTGAAGTTGAAGGTTTGGATTTCATTCATGGTGATTCTCCGTTTCGGCGACAGCAAACTCGGCGAGCTCCAGAAGAGCAGCGGAAGCAAAGAGCGCTTCCGTCACGTCCGCGTGTGAACTCAGGCCGGTCTTGTTATCGGCCTGATCAATGGCGAGAAGAAGGATGCTTTTGGCAGACATACAAAGACTCAAGGAGAGGTTCTTTGTCTGGAGCGTGCCGGAGTTGGTTTTGAGGTTGTGAACGAGTTGCGTCAGGTCGAAGATCGGCCCTGTCGCAGACACGGAGGGATAGACAGCTTGCATGGCTGGCTCCTATGGATAGTTACAGGAGCCTCGCGCCACTTTCCACGGTGGTGAGCGAGGCGCTGCGGGGTGGAAAACCGTCCCATAGGTAACGGCCAGCACGAAGCTGCCCGCAGGCCTCACCCATAAAGGTGATGCGCACGCACAAAAAATCCGCTCTGACGAGTGAACGAAAGGCGGTTATGTGCGCCTATGGTTACGTCCGGGTTTCCACGCCCGATCACGCTTTTTACTCGCGTGACCTGAGCATTGTGCGGCAAAGCTAGTGAATTGTCAAAGTAGGCGCTTGCCCCTTGGTGAGAAAATGATGGTTGTCCAGACAATCATTCACTCAACCAAGGAGGCAAAAGGTGGATTTTTTCCTGATCTTTCTCGGAACTATCGCAAGCTGTATGGCGGCCTTCTTTTCTTACCTCTCGTTCAAGCTAGGACATTTGATGGCAGAACGCGCTCGACCGTGCGTTGGCGAATCATCTTGGGTTCGCTACGGCGACAAGCTTTTCGGTACGCTTCGAATCTTCCCAGGACAGTACTTTGTTCAAACTAAATCAATCAAGGTGCCCGGGCACAAGGTCTCTTCTGTGACAACTTATCAAGAGGGGGTCAAGAAGTACCCTTTATCTCGAGGCGAAGAGCTCGACGAGCTTTCTTATTCCGTTTCTGTTCCCGTGAATCGTGACGTGGTAGAGATGCGCGTTTGTGTTACTCCAGCTCCAGAAAAAGATTTTGAAGTTCAGATTCATTTGGCCAGAAAGGAAGACCCGCTTATCTACCGAATCTCCTATACAGACCGTTTATCTGGTCGAAGAGAAAGTCACGAAGCAAATTGATATGTTTCGTGTTGTATACGCAGGCGAGTGCAAGGAAGAAAATTCCTAGCGATTGGAAAATGTCAATCCAACTCATTTCTGTTACCTAAATCCTTTTTGGTTTTGAAGAAGACCATCCAGAAGGTCTCGCCCTTCTTTCCGCCAGGCTTGCGGTTGCCAAAGAGTGGGCGCTGCCCGAAGACGGATAAGACAGTATGAAGCGGCACCTGATTGTCATTCCACTTGAAGATCAGCGTGCCTTCCGGTCTCAGAACGCGCCAACATTCTTTGAAACCGCGTTGCAGGAAAGCCAGCGGGTCGCCTTCAGGGAGAACCCCGTAGCTTTGGCGCATATATGAGCGTTCACCCGCGTATTTCAGGTGAGGTGGGTCGAAAACAACAAGCGCGAAGCTTTCGTCTTTAAAAGGAAGGTCGGTCACGTCCATCTGCACGTCAGGATGGACTTCGAGGATGCGCCCGTCGCACTGGACGTAACTTTCGTCCCGAACGTCACCGTAGAGAACGTAGGGCGCAGACTTGTCGAAGTAGAACTTGCGGCTGCCACAACATGGGTCAAGAACGGGGGGGGGTGAAACTAGGCTCATTCGTCATCGGTATCAAGCAGGATGGTTTTGGAAAGGTGTTTTGTCTGGTCGTACTTGTCAGAAACAAGTGTCTTGTCGACTTTACGAATTCCTTTGTAGAAGCCTTTTAGGAACAAACAGTTTGATTTCACAAGGCGAAGCAGGAATTTAGGATCGGCAAAAACGCCGAAGGTGTGCTTCTCAGCGGGCTTGAGTTCGACTACGTGGTAAGGCGAGATGTCGTTCCACGATCTGAGTGTCAAAAAGCCCATTTCGGGGAGATCATAAGAGCCATTTATGTAGGCAATGGTTTCTTCGTCCGCAGCAAAGAAGAACTTTGAGCAGTAGGGCAAATATGCTTGCCACTTGCTGTCATACACAAAATCATCAATTGAAGATTTCACCTCAACAATGATCGATTCGAACTTGTTGTTTATCGCGTAGATGTCAGCCCGCAGGTGCCGATTTGTATCTAGCTGGACCTCAAAAAACGGGAAATAACCTTTTTCCGAGAGGTACATAGCAACCCCGAGTTTCAATGCGTTAACTCGATCGCATTTCGACTCAGGGGGTTCTGTCATTTGATGTTCTACGTAAGCCATAAAAAAGGCCCCGATTTCTCAGGGGCGTTGAATGGTGGTTGCGGCAAGCTCGGCTTGACGCGAATGAACAAAGATCGGTTTGAGCCATCGAATGACTCTCTTGCTTCGACCTTCACCGACCAGATACGTATGCCAGTGGGCAGACCGGATGTGCGGTCTGACGGATCTATCTGTGCCCATGGCGGCCGAAGCCTGTCGTATCTCTGTGCCGAACTCTTCACCGAATCGTTTGATTCGTGGATGCCTTGGAGCGTAAATCGTTGAGGCACGGCGCTTGTGCCGCCTGATTTGAGGCACGAAGTCCAAAACTTCGTGACGCCACTCTATGGCTTCTGGCTCATCTGAAAGCATGTAGACGATCTTGTTGATGATTTCCTCAGCAACCCGGCCATCGTCAAGCACTTGATCTTTGAAATATTTGATTGTCTCTTTGAGCGCATATGGCTCAGTTTCGCCGCCGTCTTGACAGATCAAACCGAAGCTTTTCACTTCTAGAATGAATCCAAAGGCTTTCAAGAAATCAAATGAATGAACCGGCATGAAATCAAGACGAGCACATACGCCGCTTGTCTTTTTCGATGTGTCGTTCCATCCTGCCATGTCTACACACAATACATATCCAAGAACGCTGTCTTTTGGCGTGTCCAGTGGTATGTAAACGGGGTTCCCAAGCAGACGCTCAAGCTCACGAACTGGGAAGCCGTTTGTGAAAGATGTTTTGCAGAGTTCTGTAGCGAAGTCACTATCGAATGTCGCCACGTTCTGGGTGAAATACCAGGCTATTGCTATCTCGAACCAATCGTAGAATCCGGCATCATCTGCCGGAACATAACCGCCCAAAACACGTTCCAAAGCACGATGTTTAACCTGACATCCTGCAACGAAGATTTCTGGGTGATCTTCGAGAAGCTCGGCCATTGCCTGAGCTGTGTCTGGCGGAAGAGCTTTCAAGATGAGCTTCGTAAGGTCGGATAAACCAGGGATGTTTTTCATAACATAGTGTTGAGTCAACCGCCCGCGCAGTGTCCTTCGCTTTCACACATAGCAGACGGCGGCCGAAGTGGTTATGTGGATGTGTCAGGTTCGAACTCGCCGCAACCTATAAATTTGCTATCTACTTCAACACCATCGAGATGTGGAGATGTTCCGTAGATATTGGTCGGCATGCTCGGATCGCGAACAGGTGCGTGACGAAGACATTCCCATCGATATGTAGCCGGACTTTTACCTGCCTTCACGACTTGTTGAACTGTCTGACCTAATGACCTGCAATAAGTACATTCGCGGCAAAAACCAAAAGGCATTTTTCCCTCCTGCAAAAGCCAAAGATTTGCATCTTGCCGCGCCGCTGGCGCAACACGACAAAACGCCGTCCCCGAAGTCAGGTTGCGGCACGGCAAGGTGAAAAGCTTCGGTGGCCGCGCACCGGCTGGAAAAGCCTGCGGGAGGAACCGGCGGGCGGCCGAAGAGGTTAGTTGGGTATGTACGGCTCTGGGGGCTCTGCCCAGGCAAGTACCTCTACCGTAGCTGTGGGTATGCAGGGATTTTTGAATTCTTGGCCGTCAAAGTCCGTTATCCAAACAAACGGGTGATTTCTGGAGTCGCCAATTACCCTCATTGTTACAAGGTACTTGCCGGGTTTTTTTGGTGGAAAAGTTACAATCCAGTCAGCCGGTATTGTTTTAATCACATCATTGATGTGCTGAAGTTCAATATCTCCGTTTTCTTGTTTGAGTTCTTCGAGGCGTTGGAGAATTTCAGAAAGTTTCATGGCTCCATCCATATCAACGAATGTTCGGAAGGGGGGCTTCGATTAGCTCAGGCTTTGGGATTTCCGCCCAAGCCACCACTTTTGTGTCAGTCGAAACTATCCAAGATTTATCTCTCCAGGTCCGAATTCGAACCTCAGTCTGCAATTCCATGATCTGATTGTTGGTGCGTATCAGTGTGACGAGATACATGGCGTCATTTCTCGGTGGCATTTCGTCCGGGAACTTGTGCCACCCGAAGGCGTCTTTGAGGGCATCTTTTTTGCCCTGTTCGTATATCTGATCGAACAGGGGCATGATCTCGTCGAACAGTTTTGAGTAGGTCAGGTAGTCAATCTCTCCGACGCAATTCAAGCCTCGGATGATTCCCTCAAACTCGGATTTGATCTGCTCCTTTGCGGGAGCGTTTGGTGATATCCCCCACAGCATGGATCACTCCCACGGGCGGAAACGTTTGACGTTTTCGATTTCGCAATCACGATCTTCTGAATTCGACCAAACACCATTCCGGTACACCCCACAACACTTGCCGAGAGCTCCATCGTTCCAAATGAATTCGACTCTCATTGGAATGTTTTCCGGTGGCGTCGTGTCTGGGAAGTTGTTCCAATCGTTCGGGTTGTACTCTTTGAGTTCTTCGTATTCGTGCAGGTAGAAATCAATCTTTAGGCGAGGGTGACCATTGCAACCAAAGCGTCCGCACGTTACCCCGATGGAACCTACTCTACAAAATTGGTCCACGGCTCCTTTTTCGAGACATTCCGAGAAATCGCCGTCGGTGATCTCGTCGAGCTTCTTCTGAAGCTCTTGGTCTTTTAATCTGTACTTGGTCATGCGTCATCCTCCTCAAACTCAATACGCTGGAGCGTGCGTTTGATCTTGAATTCGATTTCGGGGGCTGTCAGCAAGTCACAATCGTCAGGTACATCCTTGTCATTCAAGTAGATCAGCTGGTCGATCATGATCTTCACGTCAGCCAATTCCTCAATGTAGTTCAGGAAGTAGTCAGCTTCGTTGCCATCGTTCTTTTTGAGGTTTTTGATGGCAACTATTAGCTCGGCCATTTCTTCAATGGCTTTTTCTGTCTGAGCATCAAATCCATAGTGATCTGCTATCGCTTTTAGACGAGGATCAATGCCAACCAGATGTGCCTTGCGTTGTCGAATAGCAAATTGAGTTTTCTCAACGGCTTCGTTGCACTCATCCAGCAAGCCTTGAACCTTGTTTTGCTCATAGTCCGTCTCGAACTCGCCTTCGGTCAGATCAACGAAAAGAAGTTGCACGATTGACTGAAGCGTCTCAAGTTTGATCGGCACCATAACAGGGCTCGATCCGTCAAGTTTGTAAGCCATTTTTTGTCCTAAAAGAAAAGTTCGACCCAGAACTGGATGCCTGCGCCCGCGATTCCCATCATGAGCATGATGATGAAAGCAGAGAAGCCAAGGGCTCCGAGGAGCAAAAGAAGATCTCTCATGGCTGCGCTTCCTCCTTTGGCGATTCAGATTTGACTTCATCAGAAGTCACGGCGTCATAGGCTGCGCTCCCGGCGGCGGCACCTACAGCTCCTCCGAAGAAGCTGGACCAGAAACCTCCGCCGGAAGAGTCATCGTCATCGTTTCGACTGGGGCGAGATGTGGTTTGAGTAGGAGTAGTTGCAGTCGGTTTGACGACCTCATTTTTTGGAGGCGTTGCTGGCTTGGTCGGAGCTGCTCGCTTTATCTGCGGCGACTTGCTGATCTTTGCCGAAGCTGGACGCGAGAAAGATCGCCCGACGCTGAAACCGCGGCCTCCACGAGCGTCTGCCGTTTGTGCGACAAAGGCCGCGAGTACCGCCAGTGCGATTAGTGTCTTTTTCATTGGAGCTGCAAAAAAAGAAGGCCGCGCAAGGGCGGCCTGTATGGGGAGGTTTAACGGGTTATGAAAATAGGGACTGGAGCGATTTTCTGCTTTAGGTCGGCAATGATCTCTTCGCGGATAGCTTCAAGCAGAGGCTGAAGGTCGCGCATTTCCAGCGTAAACGAAAGGCGTGTGCCGTCTTTGATACGGTAGCGGAGCGCCACCTTGATCTTGTATACGGATTTGTGTCCCACGATTGGCTGGAGTTGAATCCAAAAATCTTTCGGGATTTGGATCTCAGACAGGGAACCATCAGCATCCAGTTCGTTGTAGGTCAACTGCACGCGGCCATTGTCAAGGTTGACTGACTTCTTGAATTCAACCTTGCGAACGTCCGATAGGTTGGAAACGAAAGTCATCACTTCGGCAGCCGATGGCGAGTTCGGCTGATCTTCCGGCTGGAAGATGTTGAAGAGGTGCCGGTCCAGGAATCGAACCAGATCAAGCTGCCCGATTTCCTGTCCGTCAATGCCGCGCCAGTCCTCGAAGTCTTTCGAGATGATCGGGCACAGCTCAACCTCGTGGTCACGCCAGCTGGTGGTTTGGGCATTGCCATCGTCGCAGAAGCCGACGGCCAAAGGACGAGAGTTGCTTTCGTTCGGCCAAACGGCGTTCACATGGACGGCAGCCCGCTCCGTTTTGTGGATCGAAAGGTAGTTTTGGAAACTGTCCACATCCACAACCGAAACTCGACGGCGATCACGAACCGGTTTCGGAAGGACTTCTTCAGCAAGCTGAACGCTGTAGTTTTCAGGAACGGCTATGTGAGGGGCGCCCTCAACTTCGAAAGTAAACGGCTTTTCAGCCTCGATGTTTGTGATGTCTTCCATCGGTAACTCCTTAGTTCACTTTTTGGAATCGTTCGGTTTCTCTGGAGGCGTCGTCGACCACCTCAACCTTGCCGAAGTCAAGCTTGCGCTGACGCGGATCGGAGTCGCACAGCGTGCCGTCATCGGTAGAGAACAAGATCGTTTCAGCTGTCTGCGGCTTCGGGGTCTTGAGCGTGATTTCATCGCCGATAATCACGTTCGAATTGCTGTTCTTGGTGGCGGGTTTCACGGAAATCTTGATCGTGACTGAACCGCCCTTTCCGAGGTAGCAGACCTGTCTGACGCATTCGCTCAGAGCTTGTTCGATGTCCGCGGCAAGTCCGCCCTGACGGATGAGTGAAAGTTGACTCATGTGTGGCCTCCTTAGCCTCGGCTGGTGACGCGAATTTCTTGCGAGAGTTCGATGCCGGGCAGAGTGACCGTGCCGCCGGTGGCGGTGACGAAGCGCTCGATGGCGTGAACGTTGATTTCGATGCAGTTCAGAAGCTCGGGGTGCGTGGCCACATGAACCAGGAAAGCGGGAGCGTCCTTGACTTCGGCCTTCCAGACCTTGGTGGTGCTCATTCCCTTGGTCTTCTCAACCTTTACGACCGGCGCCGCGGTTACGGTCGCGGCAGCCTGCTGCAGTGCTTCTGCCTGCTCAGGTGTTTCGGCTTCCTTAGCCTTGGCTTCAAGAGCTTTGCGCTCGGCTTCGGCTTCCAGCTCTGCCTTACGGCGTGCTTCTTTGGCTTCACGCTCTTTTTGCGCGATGTATCCGCCGATTTCCTTTTTGATCTGTCCAATGGCTGTCTGGTAGCTCTCGGTGACAGGCTTGAAAAGCGCCATCACGTTCTTCTTGGCCTGATCAAGGGGTGCCGTGATGCTCTTGCGAAGCGTGTCCAGTTCCTTGACTCGCTTGCTCATGCCGTTCATCTGTTCGGTGGCGAACTGCAGATCAGACTCGTTCTGAATGATGATCAAAGAGGCGGTGTTCTGCGCCGCCGCGGCCTCGCTCAGAAGCTGATTCTGTTCGGGGACTTGGATGGTTACGTTGGTGGTTGTCATTGCGTTTGCCAGTGATAGATGCCCAGAAGGGCGTTGAAACAGGTTTCGTCATTCCAAGACGAGAATTCGGTGACTTTGAAGGAGCCGTCGCCGCGAAGCTGCAGGGCAGCACGGCGGTAGGTTCCTCCGTAGTAGCCTTCGGCCAAGGCGACGTATGCGGCAAGCTGCACGCCGACGTGCGGATGGATGCTTGAGGTGGTCTTGATGTCGATGACCCACAGCTCACCATTGATGCGGCAGATGCGGTCCAGCGTCCCTGCGTACTTGGAGCAACCAAGACGATCCTCAATGTGAAAGATTTCCGGGCAGGTCGCCGCTTTCCATCGCTTGTAGGCATCCAGGTAAGGAGTCCACTCCGGGATAACTGAGTCTTCATCGAGTTCGTCCAGATCAAGCAGTTCGGTGCAGGCGTGGACGGCGGTACCGAAGTCCGCAGCCCTGCGCAGAGTTTCTCGATCGATCTCGCCATAGACTGCGGTCGTGAGTGGGCGGAGGATGCGGGACACACTCGGTACCCGAACCCCGCCTACGGTGTAGAGGTGCTTCACATCATCGAACTCAGGCCGAACAACGCGACCGGGGATGATGATGGAACTCATTGGTCGGCTCCTTCGGCTGCGGCCAGACTGATGTCGGCTTGGCGTCGCTGGAAGGCATCTCGGATTGCAGGATTCGACTGCATATCAGTGGGCATTGAGACCCAGATCTGCATCAGGTCTTGTCTGGTTCGAGCTTGGTGAAGTTGCTCAAGTACCTTGTCAAACTCTTGTGAGTTGTCCTGGACCGGGTCTTTCTGTGCGGCGGGTTCTGCGGGCTCGTCTTGTGGTACCTGCGGTTCAGTTTGTGCCACTTCGGCATCGACGACAGTTGTCTCGTCCGCGGCGGCAGCCTTTTTGCGGCGCGGCATCTTGCGTGTGGACTTTTCGTCCGCGGCAGGCGGGTTCGACTGCTCGGCGTGCTCGCCGATAATGATGTCTTCCTGCTCTTCGCCAGAGGACATACCTGAAAGCACGTCCGGGAAGGCATCGCGCAGAGCAAAGGCACGGGCGCGCATCTTGAGCATGCGCTTCGGGTATTGTTTCCAGGGCCCTATTTTTCCCCACAACCCGGCTCGCTTCGCGTCGGCCACGCTGAATTGACCGATGATCGGCGACTCGAGTCCCTTGCGCTTTACTGTGCAGATGGCGGTGAGCTCATCGTCAGAGTCTCCGCCAACGAATGTTTCTTTGAAATCGGCCATCTGGCCGCTTGCCATCGCTACGGCCAGAAGCCCATCGCCGTACATGCTGGGCTTGCCGTTGATGACGGCGATGTACTGGAGTCCCTGCACGGTCGGGATGCCAAGTGTGTGGCTCCACATCATGGCCACGACCACGTCATTAGGTCGCCCTTGGAAGTTCTTGGGGATCAGTTGCGACCGGGACATGATCTCTGCGATGTCCATAGCTTCTTTGAAGTTTGCCGGCGCGGGCAAAAGTTCTTTTCCTGTCATAGGAGTCTCCAAAATAAAAAAGCCTCCCGAAGGAGGCTCTGTGTGTTTGATCGTTAGGTTTGCTACAAGGCCATGATCTCTTGAATGGCCCATCCGATGAGTGAAAATCCGAAGCCGAAACCTACGCCAACCAAGGCGTAGAGCTTGATCTTGTTGAAGCGTCGAATTGATTCGATTTCGTCTTGGCCTCGATTCCATCGCTCGGCCGCACGGTCGGCTCCACTGTATGCAATCTTCATGTCAATCTCCACGATTCCTAATCCAAGTCGTATGTGTCCTCGAACCACTCCCAGAGCTTCAAGGAGTTGTCGAAGTCGAGATCGAACTCGTCGCTTGTCGCGACCTTTTCAACAATTTCGGATGCTGTGTCGGCGTCTACATCGTCAAAGACGCCGTCGTCTAACATCTGATTTAGCTTTCTTTTGGCGTCCCAAAAAGGATCTGATCGCTCTGGGAAAAGATCATCGTCTTCGCCGGCGTGAGGGTGAAACCCTTGTGTGTATTCAAAAAAGTTCATGCTGGGAAACCGTGAGATGATTAGAGGGTCGGGGAGTTTGCAATTTCCGACTTTCTCTAACCACCTCACGGAGTGAAGACATGGAAAAACGTGAACTAGCGGAAAAGATTGTTTTGGCGATGATTCAGGCAGGATTGATCAAATTTGAGGAAATAAAGTGCTCAAAAAAAGGTCCTGTTGGTTCTGAAAACATCTTGAAAATGCAAGCTCGCGCCAAAGCTATTGAATCTCTTATTAGGGCTTGTGATTCCGCACTTTCTTCTTTGAAGTAGCTTTTTGCACCCGCTCAATGTATTTCAAGGCTTTGTGATACTTCTTGACAGCTTTGAGCGGGTTCTTAATTCGTTTAAAAGTACCCGTCAGAAGGCAATCAATTGCGGCGCCCAGTTCGGCTTCAACGCAGATCGGTTCAGTCTTCATCGGTAATCTCCTTTAGAAAAGACCCACGTGAAGCTACGAGCAAGTTTTTGTGCGTTAAATGCCGATTTCCGTAAAAAATTTGCAGAAAACCGCATTTCATGCGCACTTTTTTGCTCATAGCCTCAAATTGGCCTTTTCGACAGTCGTCGCAGCGTCGCAGTCAAATGGACTCTTTTTCACGCTTATGGGCTCGGCGCCCCGCTGCGAGTCCGTCCCACTCCTCATGGTCCGGTCTGGCCTTCCGATGTACCCCTCGGAGGCGAGAGGGAAGAACTAAGAAGGGCTAAATCCCTTGCGGGAGCAAACCCTTTTCTCTGCTGCCGGAGCCCAGTGAGTGCAACTCAGACGTGTCAAAGGAAACGGAGAAAAACATCCGGCAGCAGAAAGAAGGATTCGGGTTGAGCCCTTGTGACTGACGCCGCTTGTTGCCTAAGGCGGCACATCGCACGTGTTCGACAAATGAAGGAAATTGACGGCGTCAGTCAGAAGGACTCTTTTCAAAGCCTTTTGTCTACTGCCCGGGCGGAGACCCCTAACGATTCAGTGGCGTAGGTGGAAGATTCCGGGCAGTAGGCAGAAGGCATTGCCTTCTTTTGATGTCAGGGCAGTGGCGGCAGCTCCGTCAGAAAGGCCAGAAACAGCCCGCAGCCGACGATCGTCAGCGTCGCCACAATGAGACCCAGGCGGGAGTCGCCTTCGATGTCTTCGTTGAGCCAGTTCCAGAAGCGATTCAGCATTTCTTGGACTCCTGCGGTTGGACGTTTTCGATCTCTTTGTTGAGGAGGCTCACCAAAGCAGCGGAAAACTGCTGCACGTCTTCGATGAGTCGCTGGCACTTCTGCGGGCCGAGGGACTTGGCTTCGACAATGGCCATACACCGCTTGGCCAGAAGAGCAGCAACGTCGCGCATCGTGAGGTTCAGGTCTGACATCTCCGCTCTCCTTACTCGGCATCGGCCTTTTCTTCAGCGATCAAGGCTTCGATTTCTGCCTTGTTCTGACGCCACCAGTCGGCACCCCACTCTTCAGGCGTCTCGCCTTGAACTTGGATTTCATCGTTCCAAAACCAAGGAGCGCACCAGGGGTTGGGCGTCTCGAGGTCGTCCGTTAAGCCGCCGGCGTTTTTCCAGCCTTCGATAAAGGCGTCGCGTTGTTCTTCGGTGAGGGTCTTGGGGTTGAGGGTTTTGGCTGTCATTTTTCTATCCGATACCGTCAAATCAAATGTAATGTTTGATTTGACGTAAGTTGTGTTTGATGACAAGCCAAATGATACGTTGCTAAATGAGATATGTCAAATGAGATTTGACACGTAAATTTGCATCAGTTTTGACATTTGTTAAAAGCGCTTTGACTTTTTGGTGAATGTCATGTGTTTTAGGCGCAAAAAAAAACCGCCCCGAAGGGCGGCTCACTTGGACTGCTGTTCTTAGCGTAAAAGGGTTCGGTTGATTTCTATCACGCGACCATAGATGCGTAGTCTGTCAACATCTTCGCGAGTGTAAATCTCTGGAGGGTAGAGCTCTACGTTGTCTGACCTGACAATGATTCCATCTTTAGTCCTCGATAGCCTCTTTATCTTTAGAAGTCCATCAATGGACATTGTGTAGATCTGCCCGTCAGCAATGATGACACAACCAGGACGCGAGTCGAGTTCCTCGTAGAACATGATCTTGTCTCGGTCACAGATGGTCGGCTCCATGCTGTCACCATGCACGGATGCGCGCTTGCATCGATTCGGGTTAAGGTGCCGCTCTTGGAAGAACGAGCGCTTGTACCAATACTCCTCACCATCTTCGTCAAGCACCCATTCCGGCTCTGCGATCAGGCCGTTGGAGTGAGCGCCAAATGTGAGTTTGTATTCCTTGATGACCACAACATCATCAGGTGGCATGTCTTCTTCATCATAAACAGACACATAGGAAGAAGCTTCTTTTTTGCCGTACCTGATGACTTCTTCTGTCACGTCGAAGAACTCAGCTAGTTTTTTGATGTTTTTCTCGCTTATCGGGTAACCAGCTACCCATCTTGCAACGGTTTGGCGAGACACACCCAGTTCCTTTGCTAATTGAACCTGAGTCACATTTTTGGCCTTCATTAAGCTGCCAAGGATGCTTTCCGTCATGGTTGTTGGCTCCTTTCTGGTCTTTCCTCCAGTGTAAAAGAGATTTTGACTATGTTGATGTGGAGCCCGGAAGTCGGATTTGTCGTTGATAATTTTCCTATGTAAAATAAAATTAGTCAAACCGTTTAACATTGACCAATGTAATGACAAACCTAAACACACATGACAAAAAGCTGTCAGGCGTTGCCTTGGCCCTGTGCGCAATTGGAGGCCCTGAACGCAATCGCGTGTCAAAGCTAGCTAGGCTGATGGGCGTAAAGCGCCAAACGGTCTACCACTGGTGCAAATTGGGAGAAATTCCAGCCAGTCGCGTCAAGCAGGCAGCCACATTGCTTCGCTTGCCTCCGCACCTTTTGAACAACATGTTTTCATCCTGGGAGTAGGCATGCGTGACTACGGAATGGTTAGCCCTCGCTTCTGGATAGGCGAGACAGGTCGCAAGCTCAGAAAATTGCCTGATGCACAGCGGGTAGCAATGTATCTGCTTACAGCTCCCATGGCCGATATGACCGGCGTTTTTTATTGCCCGGTGGCGACCATCCTGAACGATGTTGGAGCCCCCTGCGAGCCCCTTGCGTACCCTTCTAAGGGGCTTTCTACCCCCTCAGAAGGGGCTTTAACCCCCCTTGATAGGGGCTTTGAAGGGGTAAAAAAGGCGTTATTGACCCTTCAAGAGCTCGGATTTTGCGTCTATGACTTCGAAAGCGAGTACGTCTTCGTCAAGGAGATGGCTCGTTGGCAAATCGCGCCCAAATTGAAGCCCAGCGACAACCGTTCGAAGGGGCTTCGCAAGACTGTTGAAAACATGCCAAACCCAATGCGGGCGCGGTTTATCGCCAGATACAACGAAGATTTTGCTCTGGGTTTCGATGAGCAAGAAGTCGAAAAAATGATCTCGGAATGCGAGGGTCTTATAAGCCGCTCTGAAGCCCCTTGCAAGGCCCTCCCAAGCCAAGAACAAGAACAGGAACAAGAACAAGATATATCTTCGAGAGTTTCTATCGAAACTCTCTCGTCCGCTAACGCGAACGCGAGTGAGTCGGTTGAAGAAAACCAGACGGACCTTTTTGACTCCATCGAAGAGCCGCGGCACAACTTGGCGGAACAAAGCGACGCACATCCCGCTGAAACCTCTGTCAGCGAAAAGGGGGGAGCCGCAGCTACGGTGGGCCGAACCACTGCGCCCAAAAATGGTCAAACCGAGTTGAAACCATTGTCCGGCTTGGAAAACCACCCTGCGCCCAAGGTGGCCCCAAACCCTGCCGATGCGCACCCTGAAATCGCATCGGAAACCCCGCAAATTGGGGAAAGTGACCCTGCCGATGCGCTGGCCCCGAAATCTGCCAAGCGCAACCCTCCCGTTCCGTACCAGAAGGTTGTGGACCTCTACAACGCCAAGTGCACGCCCGCTCTGGCCGCCGCCAGGCTTACCGACAAGCGAAAGGATGACATCCGCAAACGCTGGAAGGACATGCAGGACTACACCGGCGCAAAGACGGAGGAAGAAACGCTTGAGGCTTTCGGAACCCTTTTTGACCGCGTTGCACACAGCGACTACCTCAAGGGACTCGTCAACGGTTTCAAAGCGGATTTTCCATGGCTCATGCAGCGCGAGAAGTTCGAGTTTGTCCTCGGAGGCCGCTACGACAACCGAGAAGGGGGTGCCATTGCTCGAAACAGGGCTGGGGGTACATCACCCTTACCCGACCATCTAAACCCGCACCTACGCTTCGATGAGGCGTACTACACCAAAGAAAACCCCTTCAACCCTGATGGATCTTTGAACTGGAAGGACTGACATGCAAGTACCTCAAAAAATCGGCACGGTTCTCAACTCTCAGATTGTCAGCGGTATGCGCTGGCATGACGAGGTGCGTGATTGCCCGCTGCACGGTCAGTATCTTGGCCGTGTGATTCTCGTCGGTGGAGAAAAAGTCTGCGATGGCCCCTGCCCGGAGTGCCTGAAAATTCGTCAGATCAAAGACGCCCAAAAACGCGAGGAAGAGCTTCGTCGCGCGAAGGCTGAGGCAGAAACCCGTCGCTTGCAGGACGCCATCGGCAGAGCTTGCATTCCTGACGATTTCAAAGACAAGACCTTTGACTCGTTCATCGCATCGACTGAGAACCAGCAGCGTAACCTCAGTCTGTGTCGCCGTTACTCAGATAACTGGAAGAAGGTACGCGAGAACGGTTACAGCCTGCTGATGTTCGGAAACCCCGGCACCGGAAAGAGCCACCTCGCGTGCTCCATCATCCGAAGCCTGCTGCCGGGAATCACCGCGCTATACGTCCGTGTGCCTGACGTGATCTCGTTCGTCCGCTCCCAGTGGAGAGCTGACGCTGAGGAGAGCGAACACGCGGCAAAGCGCCGCTTCATTGACCTAGACCTTCTGGTGCTTGATGAGATCGGCATCCAATCTGGAACCTCAAACGAGCAGTCGATCCTCTTCCAGATCATCGATGGCCGGCTCTCCGAAAATCGTCCGACCATTTTCCTCACCAATCTGATGCCGAAGGCTCTCGCTGAAGTGCTTGGTGATCGAATCATGGACCGCATCAATGGCAAGAGCTACGCCATGCAATTCCTGGGTGAATCGCACCGTAAGGCTCCTTTGATGAGTGATGTTTTCGGGGAGGCCGCATGAAGATCGCCCGCAGAAAGTTCCCGTATCGGTCTGAAGAGTACGCGCCGTTTGAGTTCCGTTTTTCTCGGGTGCGAACCCGCACGTCTATCAGAAAAGCGCACAACGGACGAGTGATTTTTATCTGTTTCTATCGACATGGCGAAATGAGACAACGTAAGGGATACCTCGTCGTCAATCACAGAGGTGCGTTTCTGTGGGATGACTTTGGTGAATGGGGCGAAATGTGGATTCCTGCCAAAAGCGTGGCTGGCTGGGCATATGTGATCGATGATGGATATTCCAGACGGAAAGCGAAAAAGGAAAGCCAAGAGATTGCCGATTACTACCCAATTGATCGCCGCCGCGAGCGCCGTCAAAGACGAAAGGAGGTGGCATGAAAACCCACTTTCTGATAGCCGCCTCAGAGTTTGAGTGGGCGAAGTTTCGATTCGCTCTTGGATGGTTCTCCAGCCACGACATCTTTTGCCGCGGCTGCAAGGAGGTTTTTCATCCGGAGCTTTGCAACTGTGGCGTACATGCTTGGGAACAGCGTAGATATTTGCTGGCTATTTTCCAGAGTCTCGCACTACCAGTTTCCCGTTCCGGAGAACGAGTCCAGTCGGCACTAGCTCGTCGATATCAGAGATGTCGATTGATTTGGTTTCGTGGAATTTTTCTGGCGTGTTATCGGGCTTTATTCGGGTGTAAGAGAACTCGAAAGTTCCTCCGGACTGCGGTGCTATGGCGTGGGGTAGAACGATTGATGTCTCTCCGTTCAGAGTGACACGAATGGCCTCTTTAGTCACGACGCAATATTCGAGGAGTTCGAGCCATTTATGCAGGACACACATGAGCAATATCTCCGTGAAGTGATTGAAAGGATGTTCTGGGGAGAACAACCACAATCATTTCACGGATTTAGATCAAAGGATTCGGACTCCGTGAGTTGGTTGATGTGTTGGCGCACGCGCAACCTTCTCACGGAGTTCTGAAGGGAGGCGATATGGGAAATTCGACAGAAAAGGAATTCGTCATAGTCATGCACTTCAAAGGACACGTTGAGATCGTGTGTCCAGTGTGCCATCTGAACGTACTCAAGGTTGAGGTTGATGCAGAGGAGAAGGAAGAGAAATGAGTGAATTGACTCCTGAAAAAGTGACCGCATTTCTTAACCGTCGAACTGGCGGTTTTGGCTGTTCGATATGCGACGCAAACGAATGGCAAATGGGTGTTTCAGACAAGAGAACCGACCGAATTGAGCTCAGATGCGGACATTGCGGGCATGTTGTTCTTTTTGACCGCGGTTTCCTCGAAAACTCTGTTGATGACCTTACCAAGGGGCAAACGCAAGCAAATCGAATTCGGCGGATTTTTGGATGGTGACGTATCGGTATGAACTCTGGGTTTTACGTCATTTGCTGGTGGAAGCAGAGGGCTGACGCAATGCACGAGGCCCTGCCTGAAGGTCTGCCGGAGTTGCTTTGCTCTTGCGACGCACAAGACTCAAAAGGTATCAACATGTTGAAGCGAGTCTATGCCGAATCCAAGCTTGCGACACATGGGTACTGCCTAGGCTGGCGCCCGGGTGCCATGAAGCGACGCAAGGTATCGCCTGAATCGCTGTTGGCGATGCGCCGCAAGAAGCTTCGCAAAACCGTGGAGGAAAAGTATCCGCTCTTTGCCGATGAGATGGAGCAGCGAACGCTCGAAGCTGAAGCCAAGAAGTATTCCCTTGAGGCGCTCCGGGAGAGGGCGTCGGAATTGGAATCGCTGGAAGCCGAAGAGACTCAGACCATGACCGAAGCGATGACGCCTTCGCAAGCGCTCGTTTTCCTACGTCGACAGTTCGTTGTTCCGTTTATCAACGACAAGGTTAACGAGCTTCATCGGCAGGGAATCCAGCGCCTTGCTGCGGCCATCCAAAAGGAAGAGGACGAATTTTAGGAGACGAATGATGGAGTTGGAGAGAAAGACTTACGACAGCCTTGATGACGTCGTTGTTCAGGATCATTCATGGCTCGTGAAATACCAGAGGATGCTCGTTCGTATCGATGGGCACGACATCATCGTGGATCGAATCTTCATGCATTCGTATGAGTCGATGGTTTCGACTTGTGTTTATGAGGCGCAAGCCTCCGGTCGTTTCGGCGGTTGCGAATGCAAAGTCTTGATGCACGCAGACGAGCAGCACCGCGTAGGTTGGCAAACGGAAGAAAAGTTTGTTGACAGTGCTAGACGTGCATGGTTCATGAACCACATGAGCGAAGAGGCCAAGAGACTTGAAAAAGAGCGGTCGGAAGCAATCCGCAAACGCATCTTTGAAGAAAGAGTAAGCCAAAGAGGGAATGTATGACCAGACACGACAGACTCGAAGAGGTAAAGCGCCAGGGATATCGCGCCGGGCTGAACGGCGAGCGTTGCAAGCAATACACAGAGACGATGCGTTCTGGTGAAGAAGTCAGCGTCTTCACGCAGGCGTTTGTTTTTGGAATGAACGAGCGCAAACGACGTCTGGATGAGGAGCGCCGAAAGAAGGAGGCAGAAGCAAATGTTCGCTGAAGGCTACGCTGCTGCCATCGCCAAAGTCCGGCTATACGCGAAGGGCAGGCTCAAGCCCGGTCAGATGAATAAGACCGAAAAAGCCTATGCCGCCTGGCTTGAGAATGAGAAACACGCCGGCCGTGTCATGAGCTACTGGTTCGAATCGTTAAAGCTCAAGATCGCTGAGGGAACGTGTTGGCTAACCCCTGATTTTTGTGTTCTGCGACCAAACGGAGATGTTGAACTTCACGATGTAAAGGGAAGTCCAAAGATTTGGACTGACGACAGTAAGGTGAAAATGAAAGTTTGCGCTACCAGTTACCCGTTCCGGGTGTTTGTCGTTTTCCCGCGGAGCAAACAACGAGGCGGTGGGTGGGAAAGCCATGAGGTGGTACCGTGACAGAAATTTGGAAGGATATTGAAGGTTACGACGGCCGTTACCAGGTCTCAAATAAAGGAAGAGTTCGCTCGGACAGAAAAGTTCTTTCTCCGGGGAAAAGAAAGACGGGTTATTGCTTCGTTGTTCTCTATGGTGCCGAACAAAAAAAGACAGCGACTGTTCATAGGTTGGTCGCAAAGGCTTTCATCTTAAATCCAAATAACTATCCCGAGGTAGATCACATTAACGGAGACCCTTCGGACAATAGAGTTGAAAACCTGCGTTGGTGCACTCATGGGCAAAACAATTCATTTCCTTTAAAGAGAAAAAGAGTTTCAAATTCAATGAAGGCTAGCAGCATTTGTAGGCGAAGGATTCTCGACATGAATGCAAAAAAGCGGAGGCCAGTTAGATGTGTCGATACAGAAGAGGTTTACGAGAGCATTACAAGTGCTGCACGGAGCTTAAATGTTTCACCCGGAATGATTTTTCAGGCAATCAAGCTTGGGCATCGATGCCGAGGAAAGAGTTTTGAATACGTTGAAAAATCCGGCGCACTAGGAGACACCGATGCTTTCGAAAAGTGATGAAGACATTCTTAACGACCGCCTCCGTAACTGGGGGAGGTGGGCGGCTGACCGACCCAATCTGTATGGGTCAACACTTCTTTGGCGAATGATGCAGCTTTATGGTGAAGATGATCCGGAGGCACCGAAAAAAGCTCCTGAAGAACCCCCTGTGATAGAGCCGATTGACATCTTTGACGCTGTTGTTGTGAATCGAGCTTGGCAGTCTTTGCCGAGTCGCCCTTATCGATACGGGAAGGCCAAAGAGGTTTTGGTTGCCCACTACTGCTATCCGTACGTCCCGATTCATATTGCTTGCAGAAAACTGCGCATTGGCGTCAGCGAGTATGGACAGCTTCTGACCATGGCCAAATACATGATCTTCAATTTGATCGAGAAGGATGCTGCCAAAAGGTTGTCTGCTTCTGAGTAGTGTGTATAATACACACCGATCGATCAACTTCAAGGAATTCCAATGACCAGTCAAGAAGTGATCGACGCGCTTAAGGCAGATGGATGGGTTCTTGACCGCGTAAAGGGGAGCCATCACATCTTCACTCATCCTACGAAGAAAGGTCACGTCACAGTGCCACATCCTCGAAAAGACATGGCTATTACTACTCTCAAGAGCATCGAGCGCCAGTCCGGGGTGAGTCTTAAGCGATAGTTGATCGGAGGGAGTTGAGTCGCGACCAGCTCCCTCCATTCATCAAATGGGAGTGGAGGAGAATTTGATGAAGTACCCTGTTGCAGTTTGGAACACTGATGGCGTTTACACGGCTGAAGTTCCTGATTTACCCGGCGTAATCACTGAAGCGGATTCAATCGCGGAGCTTGAGAATTCTGTCAAGGAAGCTGCCGCAGGTTGGATGGAATGCGAACTTGATGCCGGCAATGACATCCCTCTTCCGACTTCTGTAGAGAACCACATGGACAATCCTGATTACAAAGACTGCCTGTGGCTTTTGTGCGAGTTCAGCATGGATGCGATTTCCGACAAAGCTGAACGTGTCAACATCACTTTGCCTACTCGTGTTCTGCGTCGCCTGGACTACCTCGCTCATACAGCAGGTGACTCTCGATCAGGGTATATTGCCCGCATGGTAGTTTCTCAACGAGCTTGACAAAAATTTTTAAAAGCTCATAATTACCTCAAGAAAATTCGATTTCCAGGTAATGCTGAGGTTAGGGAGCCGGATGGCTCCCTTGTCGCGCCCGGAAGAAACGGAAATAAAGATTCAGAACCCCGTCAGGACATTGTCTCGGCGGGGTTTTTTCGCAGGTATCGTATAAGGGAATTACCTCAGCCTTCCAAGCTGATGATGCGAGTTCGAGTCTCGCTACCCGCTCCAAATTGCATAAGCCGCCTTCGGGCGGTTTTTTTGTTCCCTACTCTTTTTGAGGAAAACCATGACAGCCACAAAATCTGCCAAGGCGCCCAAAAAGGTGGGGCGCCCAACGAAATACAGCAAGCTAACGGCCGACAAGATCATTGAGATGATCGATTCAGGTCTGTCTGAACGTGAGATCGCAAAGAAGAAGGGAATGCCCGATGCTTCGACGATCAGAGCTTGGAAAGACAGACACCCGGAGTTTCTCTCGCGCTCCGTGCGCGCGCGCGAAGCCAGCGCAGAGCTGTTCAATCTTGAGCGCATGAAGGTCAATGACTGGCTCATGAAACAGGTAAAGCTCGCAGCAGAGTCCGGCATAGACATCCCGAAGGGGGTTGTCGAAGGCGCCAAGGTCGCCATGCAAGAGCTTGCGAGAGAAGCTGCATTCCGAGACGACCGAAACTATGGCGACCGCAAGAAGGTTGCCTTGACGGGCCACGACGGCGGTGCTGTGAAGGTCAAGGAAGAAGTAGACCTTTCCGGTGCAACGCTTGATGCTTTGAAGCAAGCCCGCGAATTGCTCTATGGCAACACAAAGAATTCCGACACTCATTGAACTTGACCGCGAGATTGCGAAGCGCAGTTTTGCGGAGTTCTGCAAGATGGCGTGGCATGTTCTGGAGCCTGCCGCAGAACTCAAGTGGGGTTGGTGCTTGGATGCCATCTGCGAGCATTTGCAGGCTGTCCACGATGGACGTATCAAGCGACTGCTGATGAATGTTCCGCCCGGTTGCATGAAGTCTCTTACAACGGGAGTTCTATTCCCGGCATGGGAATGGGGGCCAGGAGCTCGTTCAGACCTTCGATTCCTGACAACGGCTCACAAAGAGACTCTGGCTATCCGAGACAACATGAAGTGCCGACGACTGATTCAGTCGGACTGGTTTCAGGAGCGATGGCCGGTCAAGCTAACGGGCGACCAGAACGCCAAGAGCAAGTTCGAAAACACGGAGACCGGCTTTCGTGAGTCCATGAGCTTCACGTCTTTGACCGGTTCGCGTGGTGACCGTGTGATCATCGATGACCCTCTGTCTGTTGATGATGCGTTTTCAGAAGCGGCTTTGCAGGCGGCAGAGGACACTTTTCTTGAAGCCGTTCCGAGCCGCGTGAACAACGCTGACTCAGCCATCATCGTGATCATGCAGAGACTGCATGAGAGGGACACGAGCGGAATCATTCTTGCGAATGACTTGGGCTACGAGCATTTGATGCTTCCCATGCGCTTTGAGAGCAACCGGCGATGCGTGACATCCATCGGTTTCCGCGATCCGCGAACAAAAGATGGTGAGCTGCTTTTCCCCGAACGATTCGGTGAGCAGCAGGTGCGCGAGATGGAACGCACGATGGGTTCCTACGCTTGTGCCGGTCAGCTGCAACAGCGTCCGGTGCCGCGCGGTGGTGGCCTCTTCAAGCTGGATTGGATTCAGCACTGGACGGCAGAGAGCCTGCCGAAATCGTTTGAAAAGATTGTCATATCGTGGGACATGACCTTCAAGAAGTCCGATTCTTCGGACTACGTTGTCGGTCAGGTCTGGGCGAGAGAAGGTGCCAATTTCTACCTGCTTGACCAAGTACGTGACCGATGGGACTTCGTTCAAACCAGAGCGGCCTTTCAGTCTTTGGCTGAGAAGTGGCCGAAGGCGCATCGAAAGCTTGTCGAAGACAAGGCGAACGGCCCCGCCATCATCAGCGAACTCAAGAACAAGGTTGCAGGGATCATACCGATCACGCCGAAGGAGTCGAAGGAGGCTCGTGCCTCGAGCGTCACGACTTTGTGGGAGGCGCACAACGTCTTTTTGCCTCCGCCCGATTTGAATCCATGGGTCAAGAACACGTTCCTTCCGGAGCTTTTGGCATTCCCTGCCGGTGCTCACGATGACCAAGTTGACGCGATGACGCAGGCTTTGAGTGACCTGCACTTGAACAAGGGCTGGACGGTGAGCGCTTCGAACCGGGCGGCCATCAGAACACGCCTTAGGTAACAAAACACCATGAGCAAGAAGTCCAAAAAGCTAAAGAAGGCCGCGCCGGCTGCAGAGCCAATGTCCGGAGTCCGCAAGGCGAGTCGCAAGCTCAACAACCTCACGGAGCTTCTGGCTATTCTCAAGAAAAAGGAAAAGACTAAGACGGTTTCTACCCAGGCATTCAAGGAATCGAACTACTGTTTGCCTGCCACACTTGGCGTCACGGATGCGTATCGAAAGAAGCTAGACAAGGAGTTTTCCGAAACCGTTGGTATGGACTCTGTCGTTGGCTCGCTTACGCAGCATGCCATTGAGATGGGGCAGTTTCCTGTAACGGCTTTTGTCGGGTACGGAGCGCTGCAGCAGATTGCTCAGAACGGAATGATCCGCAACTGCATCAAGACCGTGGCTGACGACATCACCCGAGAGTGGATTCAGATCACGGGTGGGGATGACACACCGACAGAAAAGATTGAGAAGCTTCAGGACGCACAGGAAACGCAATATCGGTTGCAGTCTCTTTTCAATGATGCAATCTGCAAAGTTGGTTTCATGGGGGGTGCGTTCATCTTCATCAGGACAGAACCTAAAGATGAGCCGAACGTTGATCTGACGCTACCGTTGATGGTCAACAATAAATCTGCGGAGGTTGGCGCAAGCAGCAAGGTCAGCTTTGTGGTTGTCGACCCGATCAATGTGTCGCCCGGTCCCTACAACTCGTATGAGCCGCTCAGAAGCGACTACATGAAGCCGGGCAGCTGGATGGTTCTTGGGCATCAGGTTCATGCCTCTCGTCTTATCACGCTCTATGCAAATGAGCCGCCGACTTTGTTGAAGCCGGCATACAACTTCCTCGGTATTCCGCAGGCACAAATCCTTTGGGACTACGTCAATCACTGGAACGAATGCCGAGTGTCGGCGCAGGAGCTGATCAAGAAGCTATCGCTTCTCATCTACTACACCGACATGCAGTCCCGCATGGGTTCCTACGGTGGCGTTCAGGAACTTGATGCCATCATGGAGGTGCTTCAGCACTACCGCAACAACGACAGTGTGTTTGTGGCGGACAAAGAGGCAGATCAGGTCGACAACGTCCAGACGACGGTGAGTGGCGTGCAAGACATTGTGCGTCAAGCGCAGGAAATGATTGCGGCCATCAACCGCACGCCTGCAGTGAAGCTCTTTGGCATCAGTCCGAGCGGCTTCAATGCAACAGGTGAAAGCGACATCCGTAATTACAACGACCACGTCCGAAGTCAGCAGGAGCTTTATCGACCTGCCATTCAGAAGTGCCTCGAAGTGATCCAGATGCAGCTTTTTGATGAGGTCGATCCATCAATTAGCTTTGAGTTCAATGAGCTTAACCTAGACAACGAAAGTGCTCAGGCAATGAACTTCAATGCTCGCGTGACCGCGTTGAGCACCCTGAAGGATCGCAATGTAATCAGCGCTGAAGAACTCCGTCAGGCCGTCCGTATGGATGAGAACTCCCGTCTGGGATTTTTGAGCGAGGAATTGCCGGAACCCGAAGAGGGAGAACTGTTCTCTGACGATGGAAGTCAAGAGCTGTTTGACCAGTACAAAGGCTCGATCTTTGGAGAGTCTGGAAATCAACCGGCGATGAATAAACAGGAGAGCATCTTCGATGACGAAGACAAGCCGTAAACCAAAGGTGGCTCGGGCGACGGAGCCCAACGCCGGGATACGGTCAAAGCTTCAAAAACGTCTTGTGAGTCTGTGCAAACAGTTCGACAAGATGGTGATTGATGACATCTTCCTGCATTTGGCAAGCCAAAACTCTTTGGCACAGGACTGGAGCCTGTCTGATCCGAAAACCATCCGAGACAAGCAGCGTCTTAAAGAGATTAGCTCTGCGGTGCTTGCTGCTTGGCGTCGAGACAATGCGGCTTTTCGGGCTGACATTGAAGGTTACGTTGACAGGAACATTGCCAGTTGGACTTCGAAAGCAACGACCGCCGCGCGCAAATTGGCTGTATGGGTGGCCCGCACGATTGCCGCCGACGTAACAGCCAGCCAGCGTTCGGCATACATCGCTGCGGGCCTCTCGCCCGACATTTTCAAAGAAAGGTGGACGGTGCCTGTCTTGAGGCAACACATCAGCCAGAGTGCTGCGCAGGCGCTTCCTGATCTGATCAAGTGGTCGACCGAGTTGATCACACGAATGGCGTTGCGGGACGTAGAAAGATTGCAAAACCTGATCTCAGAGGGGTTGCAGAAAGGTCAAAGCGTTACAGAAATCAGGCACTTCCTGAGCGTGACGGATGGTTTCAGTGCTGATCGAGCACGCAACGTCGCAATCGACCAGACAAACAAGATCACGCAAGGAATTGCTCGGGCTAACGACTCGGAGCTTGGTGTGACTCAGGGGGTTTGGATTCATGTCTCAGGGCAGTACACCTCACGCGAAACGCACAAGGCCATGCACGGCAAGAGATTCGATCTGAACCGTGGGTTGTTCGACTCGGAGGCCGGGCGCTACACATTTCCAAGTTTGGAGCCGTTCTGCAGATGCACATACAGGCCCGTGATACCAATGGATGCATTAGGAATCAAACGAAATGACTGATCTGGCATTTGACAAGGCGATTAGCTTCAGGTGGCACGACGATGACGGCCGCCTGCACGTCGATCGCTCAAATCTGACGCGAGTTCAGGTGGCGCCATACATGGGCAAGGAAATTCCTGGGTGGGAAGCGCTGAAGCTTGACCCCGAAAAAATCTACTACGGGTACAGGCCTGCGGAAGAGCTTGGCTCGGATGCCACGATCAAGAGCGTGATCGGCATTCCGATTCAGCTGAACCACCATCTGGACTATCCGGACGACCCAGCGATGGATACGCGGGTCGGTTCTACCGGAGACCTTGCCAAGTTCGATGGAACCTACCTGTCGAACTCGCTCCATATTCAAAACGAAGATGCCTGCCGTCGCATTCGAGACGGCAGCATGAAACAACTTTCTCTGGCCTATCACTACCGCCCGGACTTCAAAAGCACGGGCGTTTTTAATGGTCAGAACTACGACTTCACGATGCGAGACATCCGCGGACAGCATCTCGCACTGGTTGAAGAGGGACGAGCGGGATCGTCCTGCTGCGTCAGTGATCATGCTTTACAAACGAAGGTAAAAGACATGGATGGTGAAAAGAAGACTGTGAATCCGGTCTCAAAAGACGGCGATCCCGGCGTTGAAAGTGCCGAAGTGAAGATCGCTGAACTGGTGCGCGAGCTCTCTGATTTGCTTCGCGCGTTGCATAAAAAAGGCCCCGATGGCCAGCTGACCGATGTCGGTATTGAAGGCGAAGGAGCTGATGAAGATGGTGAGGGCGGCAAGATTCAGAAGGTCTTATCCGCTTTTTCCAAACTGAACGCCTCCGAAGAGGATATGCAGACACTCAAGGGAATCCTTGAAGAAATTGCATCCGGCAAGGGTGACGACGATGCCGCACCGGCAGCTTCCATCGGAGAAGGTGAAAAGCCTGACGATGGTGCCAAGGACGATGACGACATCGATGGTGCCGGCGCTGCCGAAGGAGAAGAAGACGGCGGTGAAGGCGAAGGAGAAAGCGGATCTGAACTCAGCGAAGCCGCCCTCGATGCCATCAAGCGCTGCGGCTTTGACAATGAGTCGGATGACTTCAAGAAGGCATTCGCAGCCGGACTCGAGTATGGCGAAGCCGGCAACAAGTCTGATGACGCTGATCAGGGTGCCAGCGACGAAGAGCCGAAGACTGATGACAAGGGCATTCCTGCTCAGGATGCGGCGATCAAGGCTTTCGAAAAGAAGCTTGAGGCGATGGATGAGTGCAAGGAAGTCATCGGCAAGGTGCGTCTGACGGCATTCGACTCTGCCGGTGCCGTCTATCTCTATGCACTCAAGCAGGCCGGCATGTCGGTGGATGGAATCAAACCTGAGCAAGCTCAGGTTGCTTGGCAGGCTTTTGTTTCTGGCAAGCGAACGGCTGGCAAGAAGACTGGCGTTGCTGAAGACAGCGCTCTGGATGACGGCGAAAGTGATCTGCTGCGCGACATCCAAGTTCGAATTTGATTTTTTTGAGAAGAGAGGAAACTCATGCAGAAGACTGTAAGTCTCTATCCTGCCAAGGGCTTGCCTGGTCAAGAGGTCAACGTTCATACGGCCGTCTACACGCCGTTCAACTACATCTCCGACGGCACTGTGGCAGCAGGTTCCTTTGCCTTTGCCGGTACAAATTCCGACGATGGTGAAGGCGTTGTGTATCAGCTGGCTTCCGGCAAGGGAACCGGAGCCGTGATCGGTCTGGTCGAACGCACATTTACCGGATCGTTCTATCCGACCGAAGACAACCCCGATGGCACGTTGACCTATCGCAAAGGTCACGAAGTAACCATCGCAATTCGAGGCGACTACTACGTTGCCGCAACCGGTGCGGCAACTGTTGGCCAGTCCGTTCTTTGCAATCCGACTGACGGTGCAGTGACCTACGGCACGGCCGGTTCCGCCAACGACACGGGTTGGGTTGTGATGACCGAGGCAAAGAATTCCGGCGACATCATCATTATTTCGAATCGTGGCGTCTCGGTTGCTTCGGCCGCCGCGGGCAGGATGGCAACGGTTGACACGGCTAAGGTTGACGAAGATCAGGCGGGGTAACTATGGCTACATCTGATTTCACCAAAAACAACTGGAAAAGTGGCGATGTGTTGACTGCGGACAAGCTCAACAACACTGACAATGGGGTGGCAAACGCCATTGCTGGTGTTCAGGCTCTGGAAGCCGCAACTGCCGAAGCTACGGCTCTTGAGTCAGGAGAGCAACCAACTGCTACTTGGGACGGCTCGAAATGGACGTTTGGCATTCCGGCCGGTGCTCAGGGGCCGAAAGGTGATAACGGTGATCCCGGTGAGCCTGGGACTCCGGGGGCGGCAGCCACGATCGACAGTGCCGAAGCTACGATTGATGCCAATATCGGCACTCCAGAAGTAACTGTTCAACTTGGGGGCACCTCTCAGGCTCGTACGCTCTCTTTTGCTTTCAAGAATTTGAAAGGTGGTAAGGGGGACACCGGACAAGATGGTGCCCCTGGAGCGGACGGCAAGAATGGGTCGTGCTTCCGCGTCTCGGCTACTGCTTTGACTGATAGCCAGACTGGAATTGCAGCTGACGCACTGACGCCGAATAACGCCACGATCCCATATGCGGTCGGTGACATCGTCATGGACGGCACGACCAAGAAGATTTATGCAATCACGAATGTCTCGGAGGGCACGGCAACCATCGGTGCCGCTCTTGTGACACTTCCTTGATGGAGCTTTTTGAAAATGGATAAAGACATTCAACGTTTGATGGAGCTGGGCATTTACTCTCCTTACGCTGTTAAGGTGATGCCCTACCACCGCGATAGTTCCGGGAAGATCATCACGGACTACCACAAGCTGAGCAAGGTCCAGATCGCACAGGACGCGGCCATGAGCACCGTGCCAAATATTGGTGTGCCGACGGCCTATGTGACGTATCTTGATCCTCAGATCACCCCGATTCTCTTCGCGCCCAAGAACGCGACGAAACTCTTCGGTGAAGCGAAGAAGGGAGATTGGACCGATGTGTTCATGCAGTTCCCGATCGAAGAAATCACGGGTGATGTCACGCCTTATTCTGATTTCACGAATCAGGTAAGTTCTGACATCAACTACGAATTCCCGAGCCGCGAACAGTTCCTCTTCCAGACCACTCTGAAGTATGGTCTGCGTGAGCAGGAAACCGCCGCTCGTGCAAAGCTTGAATATGCCGGCGGCAAGCAGCGTGCGGCTGCAGAAATCATCGCTCGTGCCCAGAACCGCTTCTACTTGTACGGCGTGGCCAACAAGCAGATGTACGGCGTCCTGAGCGATCCGAATCTCCCGGCATCTGAAACCCCCATCACGGTCAATTCCAAGACCACGTGGGCGGACAAGGTTGCAGATACGGGCAATGCAGCGACGATCAGCAACATCATCTTCAACGACATCGCCAAGCTCATCAATTCGATGATGGCCAACAACGCCGGTCTGCTTGATCAGAGCTCTGAATACGTTCTGGCCGTGGCGACCGATCGCTTCAGCTATCTCTCGACTCCGAACAGCTTTGGTCTGACAGCGTTGAATCTGCTGCAGTCCAACTTCCCCAACCTGAAGGTCATCCAGTTGCCTGAACTGGTCACGGATGCCGGTTCGATGCTGTATCTGACGGTCCCGAATCTTCTGGGCAGTCCGACGGCTGAGAACTGCTACTCCGAAAAGATGCGCTTCGGCAACATGGAAACGTATTCCACGAGTTGGGTGCAGAAGGCGTTCGCAGGTACCTGGGGTTGTGTGATTCGTCGTCCGAATCTTATTGCCACGATGCTGGGTATTTAAGCATTCTCCTTGAACGGTGAGGGTGCCGCTGCAACAGCGGCTTTTTTTGTGCGGGATGGGCTTAGGCCTGTCCCGCTTTTTTTTCGGAAATAAGAAAAATGGCTGGTACTACTGAAAAACGAACCCGTAAAAACAGCAAACAGGTCGAAGAGAAAATCAAGATTTCTCAGGCAGAAGTGATCGCGTCCACGATGGATGTGGAACCAGAGGCTGACGCTGAAACGGGTGAAAAGATTTCGATTGCGGTCAGCTTGCCGCATGGCATCAAGTTTGATGATGTCCCTAACGGCGCTGGCGGTACTAAAACTGTTGTCTTTCCTGGCGTAAACGACGCCCTGCGTGGAAAGAAGACTGGTGTTTTGGCGCTTCCCGGAAACGCTGTGTGCGTGCAAATTCTGAAGCGAGACTGGGAAGCGATCAAAGACATGCACGGCCGAGAAATCGCATTTGTAGGTCGCAATGGACGAATGCCCTGCATCTACCCCGTTGGCGACGTGAAAGGCTTCAAGTCTGCCCGTTCTGAAATCGAAGAGATGCGCCACGGACTCGAGCCGATCGAACCGGTTCAGGCAGGCGTCGAAGAGAAAACAGACAAGAAGGAATAAGCAATGATGACGCCCTTTGAGTTGAATTGCTCCACTTTTCGAAGTTTGTATCCGGGTCTGACGGAAGACGTGATTAGTGACGAAATGCTTCAGGCTTTGTGGGGCGTCATTGAAGCCTTGTTGGGGGATGGGGAGGGTAACTTTCCCTATCCCGAAACAACCATTCAGACGATCCTTTACACCGCGCTCTGCCACTTGGCCACGCTTGAAACGAATGGTATGAATCAGCCGGGCCGAATTGCATCTGCAACAGAAGGTTCGGTGTCTACGAGTTTCGAGAACATCAAAATTCAAAGCGAAGTGGGCGAGTGGTGGAACCAGACTAAGTGCGGTGCGCTCTTTTGGGTTCTGACAAAGCGATACCGAGTTGCTTGCCGATTCTATGGCGGGCGCAAATTCCATCCATGGGGTTAGGCATGAACGAACAGGCTTTTAAACTTGGGAAGGCATTCGCACTCGGACTCGCTTTCAGTCGAGGTGCTAATTGTGCGGCCAAGATCGCCATGGATGCTCAGAGGTGGATCACCGTTTTTCCGAACGGTCGTCAAAACGAAGGGCGGCCTGCCTTGATTGACTCTGACACCGGCAAAGTTCTCGGAGGCATGGGTGGAAAGTTCAACGGTGTGGACATTCGAAAGACTCGCAAGGAATATCGAGAATCAGGCGCACAGACAGAATCGCAGAAACTGCCAGAAGTCCGATCTGGTCACGAACATTTGATGGCTGGACAGTCTTTAAAGATTGTCCGTGAGACGGAAAAGGCAGTTTTGGTAGATAACCCGGCTTTTTCGAGATACTGGGACAATGATGAAATAGCGATGGCTAAGGCCAGAGGTGAGAAGCAGCAGATATGGCTTCCGAAGTCTCAGATTTCAATTCATGAAGGCCAAGTTGTTGGCATGCCGGGGTGGTTGGCTTCGAGAAGTGGTTTCCAAACCGTAGAGGCTGAGGAAGCGAACAAAAAAGCTTTTGAGGCTGGGAAAGCGAAGTATGAGCAAGCCTTGCAAGAAGCCAAACAGTTAGGCATTCCCGGGATTCGGGAAGGAATGAGGTTGGAAACCATCAGAGACAAAATCCGCGAGTTCAAGGCTTCCCACAAAGATCAGTTCAAGGAAGAGAACAAGCTTGAAACCCTTTTGAATCAAGGCAGATTGTGGGAAAAAGGTGATTACTCGAGAACATATTTGACCCCGAAAGCAACCGCAGAGTTCTTGGGGATCAAGTTCAAGATGCATCCAAAAAAACGGAATATTCCAGAGTCCGTTGAGACGGGTGATCCAGACCGAAGATTCACGCCTTCAGCTGCAAATGATCTTTATCGAGCTCTTGAAGATGTCTACTTTGACAACAAGAGCAAAAAGTTTGTGCTTCCCACTGGACTGCGCAATATGCGAGGCTGGTTGCCTGAGTGGCTTGAAAAACGATTCCAAGACGCAATGAAGTAACGACATGATCAAAGTGACGCGCAATTTGAATGGGCTGAAGAGGCTACTGAACAAAGTACCGGAGCGCGTCACTGCAAAGGTGGGGATCATCGACAACCCCGACGTCGCCAGGTACGCCGTCTTCAATGAGTACGGATGGGTTCAGCGCGTCACCGGCGCTCAATCTCTGTTCTTGAGTGGAGCTCTGGGGCAGCCGGTGCCAAAGATTGGCGGTAAGCCGCAGTGGTCGAAAGCTGCTGTCAAGCCCGGCAGCACTCTTATGTCGCCGCCGCGTCCATTTCTAAGGGCGACCGTCCGCGACTGTTCAGCAGATTGGCAAAAGCAGGCTCGGCAGATTCTTGAGACGCTGGGACCGCTTGGGGCAGAACAGGCCGTTCTGCACATGGCGCGTCAGGCTCAGGTTGACGTGCAGGAAACGATCCGGAACAACGGGACGTCCAAAGAGAAGTTCCCAGACCGAAGTCCTTTGACGCTCGCTCTTTACGAGTCATGGGACGGTGTCAGCTCCAAGGGGCGCAAGAGAAAAATTTCTGGTGATTCAGGCTCGAAACGCAGCCAAGCATTGATCAAAACAGGAACCCTTTTGGGAGCCATAGGCTATCAGGTTGAAAAGAAATGAGAACGGTTGACGAAGCAGGAAAACTCGGTCGCGCGTTTCGGCTTGGTTTGGCATTTGCTTTTGGGAAGAGGTTTTGCGCTCAAGGGGTGGCCTCTGATGAAGCTCGTTGGATAACGGTACATCCAAATGGAAGAGGCACTACCAGTAGCGGCGACAAAGCCAAAGGGCAGCCGGTTCTCATAGATGGAGAAACTGGCGAGGTTCTTGGAGGCATGGGCGGAAGGTTTAACGGACGTCACATTTCTTCTGTACCGAAACGGGGTAAGCAAGAACAGCATGGGGCACAAGCCAAGATTGATCGAGCTCACGCTAAGAAGCCTGCAACCGAAAGGTCACATGCAGATAAGAAGAGGGAAGATGGCAAGGCGAAGATGAGATCATTCATTGGTGATCGTCACTATGAAATTGCAAGCCAACTACTCTCTCAGGTCGACGAGAGAGTACGTAAAACGTGGGAGAATTTTGAGTCTGAACTAAAGGTAGACTCAACAACCAAAAAAAGAGGAGAATATAGCCGACTTAGCGGCGGAATCTCTTTCAACCTAAGCAAAGATTCGAAAGGAGACATAAATAGAAAACCATACGAAACCATGTTTCACGAGTTTGGACACAACATAGATCACCTTGCGGGTAAGAAGTCTGGATTCGGTCATGGTTCATATTTCTCTCATAGTTACCAAAACGGAGCTTTTTCAAATACGCTCAAACAAGAAGTGTCCGATTTAGTGCAAAAAGAGCTAAATCAACTAAAAGAATCTTTCAAATCTGCAGAAAACACGAGAGAGTGGATAGAACAGCATCAAGATTACTTTCCATCTTGGGAATACAAATACTTATATGAAAACCCTCATTTGGTAAAGCCATCCATTAAATTGGTATATAATGCTATTGGAAAAAGGCTTATGGCACTTCCCGCAGATGAGCAATCAGCAATAAGTGACATATTCGAAGGTGCATCTGGAGCCAAGATAAAATCAGGATGGGGTCACGGAGCGTCTTATTGGAAGCGTCCAGGAAGTCTGGCAGCCGAAGCCTTTGCAAATCTGTTCTCTACGGCTGTTACAAATCCAAAAGCATATAAGCACCTCAAAGAAACATTGCCCAATTCGGTTAAGATATTCGAAGAGATGCTTTCCAAGCTTAAGGGGGAATAAATGCACCAAAGCTCTGACAAAGAAACCAATAGGATGGAAAGGTACCTTGAGCTGAGGGAAAAGTACGAACGAACGTTCGGTGAATCGTTCTCGTCTTTCAAGTATGGAAACGACATTGATGTGTGCGTAGAAGTTCTTGAGAGATGCATCAAGACCAGAAAGCCTGATGGAGAAAATCCAGAGGGAACCATTTATTAAGCGTAAAAGCACCAAGAAGAGCCCGTTGAGCTAGTAACTCAGCGGGCTTTTTTTATTTCGGGAATTGTCAGATGGGACTCAATCTTCACAAAGTGGTTCGAGGGGCGATCAACGCAATCCATCCTGACGTGCGAGTCCAAATTTTGCGCTCGGAAGGATCAAGGCCAGACGAAAGCGGCTTCGCGGTTCCGACTTACGAAAGACTGTTCGGAGTCACGGCCCAGATTCAGAGCGAGAGCGACAACGCGCTTTTCCATGCGGACATGGCGGGCGCAAACACGCTCACCCGAAGGATCTGGCTATTTGCCCCGAAGAACTTTGCCCAGCAGCCGGCAAGTATTTTCAGGCCGCTGGCTCGAAGCGGCGACTACATCGTCCAGGAAGACGGAACCGTCTGGCTCATTTCGGCCGTTGTCGAGAACTTTTCAGGCGTTGGTTGGGTGAGCGTCAGAGCGACGATGCAGGTGAATCCGCCTAACGGTGTGGAGTATTTGCAATGACATCGAAACTATCCTCTCCACCGACACAAGCGGAAGTTCTCACGGAACAGACCATCTATCGGGCTGTCAAAGATCTGGAGTTGATGCTGTTTGGCTCAGAGGTTCCAACTGAAGCGATTTTTGCCGGCTTTCAGAACGACATCTCTTTGCCGGCCGGCAACAACGAATATGTGGTCAATACCATCATCAGCCACATTGATCACGGCACGCCATGCGTCGACTACGAATTCAATCCCGACACGCAAGAGATGCGGGCGGTTGTCTCAAAGCTTGAGGAAGTAGTTATCCAGGTGGACTGCTACAGCGAGCATCCGGAAAAGGCTCGGATTCGCTGTCTGAGCCTGGCGGCAATCACAAGAACCACGCCGATTGTCGATTTCATGAAGCAATACGGACTGTCGAGCCTTTACGCGGGACAGCCACGCAACACAACGGTTGTCGTCGATGCCGAGAAATACGTGCAGCGATGGACGACCGAAATTCATCTTTCATTTACACACAGGGTAGCGCTTGACGTTGACAGCTTCGATGCCGTGAAGATCGTCATTGCCAACGTCGATGTCAGGTTTCCGCCCAAGCACTAACTGAGGAATCAAAGAAATGTCTATCAGTGCTTCTCACATCGTTCAGATGTCGTCTCGCGTGATCAGCGGTGGCTCGAGCGATCTTGAAACCAACGGCATGCTTTTGACTAAGAGCGCCCTTATTCCGACCTCTCAGCCAGCCATGCTGTTCTCTTCGGCCGAAGCCGTGGCCGATATGTTTGGTGCCACGTCTAAGGAGGCCGTCTTTGCGCAACAGTACTTTGTTGGATGCACGAACCAGCAGAAGGCGGTCAGCACTCTGGTCATCGGTCGACGAATTGATGAGGACGTGCCGGCTTGGATTCGAGGCGGTCAGGTCGCCTCAGACCTGGCAGCATTCAAGGCTGTCACGGATGGGACGCTGACCATCACGATCAACGGCGAGGCCAAGTCTGTGCAGGACCTTGATTTGTCCGAGGCTACGTCTCTGTCTGAAGTTGCTGTGAAGGTTGCTGAAGCTCTGACGGGTGTTACTGGCTCTTATGACAGCAACCTGAAGAGTTTCACGTTTACGACCGAAAAGACCGGAGCAGACGCAACGATAGGATATGCAGTAGCAACCGAAGCCTCGCTTGTGGGAGCTGGCATTGTGGGCGAAGCTTTAGCACTTCCTCAGGTTGGAGGAACTGATCTCGCTGCCATGCTCTGCTTGACGCAAGCCGCTGGAGCAGTTTTATCCAAGGGCGCCGCGGCCAGAACGGAAACCGAAGACCTCAACGCGATTTGCACGGTCACTCGAAATTGGGTTGGCTTTACCACTCTGTGGGAAGCCGAGACCGAAGAGGCTGAAGCATTCGCTGCTTGGGCTGATGCGTCAGGCGACGACTACTGCTACATCGATTGGTCTCTAGATGACAACATGACCAATCAGTTGACGCAGTCCGGCACGAAGGCTGCCTCTCTGATGGACACCTACAACTGCGCCTGCACGATTTATGGTGATGCTCAGGATGCGGCGTTCGTGATGGGGGTAGGTGCTTCCATCGCATGGACTCGCACTCAGGGTATGAAGACCTGGTTCGCTAAGACGGCCAGCGGCATCACCCCGCGTGTCACTGATGAGTCCGTCGCAGACGCGCTTGAAGCGATTCGCTGCAATTACACTGGCGAGTTCGCTACGCGCAACGCGGCATTCAATTTCTTCAACCGTGGCACGCTTACGAGCACGCAGTATGGCTTCATTGATGTGCTTTACGGCAGCATCTACCTGCGAAATGCAATCCAGCGCAGCTGCATGGATGGCTTTAAGAGTACGAACCGAGCACCGTACAACGCGAGAGGCGAAGCCTTCATTCGTGCATGGGCGCAAGACCCCATCAATGTCTGCTTGAACAACGGCGTAATTGATACTGGCCTTGAGTTGAGTGAGTCTCAGAAGCAGCAGATTTTGCAAGAAACCAATGACGAAACGGTTACTCAGGAACTGTTTACGAAAGGTTATTGGCTTGGTATCACGATGCCCAGCGCCAACTTAAGAGCCGATCGACAGTCTCCGGTAATTACGCTCTACTACACGTATGCTGGTTCGATCCAGCGCCTGGACTTCGAAGTCACGGCCGTCATCTAACAGATTGCACTGAGCCTCGGCACCGCCGGGGCTTTTTTAATGGAGTGGAAAAACCATGTCCCAGAATTTTGACGTTACCTCTGCGAATGCCGAGGTAATCCTTGCCGTTGAAGACCTATACCCGAGCGGCATTTCTTTGCAGCAATTCTCGGTTGACAACGTGGCCTCTGCCGAGCCTGTTGAAGTAACCGAGACGCGCCGCGGTGTTGACGGAAAGATGGTTGCAGGCGTGATCAAAAATGTGACTTCGGTCACGATTGTTCTTGAAGCTGCATCTCCGTCGCTACCGGCCCTTGAGTACATCAGAGACGCAATGAAGGCCAACAACCGGCCTTATGAATGCACATTGACTATCTATCAACCGGCTCTTGAAAAGGTCAAAACGTATGTCCGAGGAGTTCTGAAGAGTGCTCCTCCGATGCCGGCTATTCAGCGCACGCTGCAGCCCACTTCTTGGACCTTCGATTTTGAGGATGTCTTCTAATGAACGACGCTGTAACTATCACGATTCAAGACAGATCGACGGAAAGACAGTTTCGCATTCGGCGTATGCCGGCGCTTCAGGCTGAACAGTGGATGTATCGCGCGGCTTTGGCGATTGGTAAGAATGTCGGAGATTTGCGATCTTCTATCGAGGATGGAACCAACGGATTGATGACTTCCATCCTTAGGCTTGACTATCTGGACGCGAAGCCTCTTTTGGATGATCTTTTGGCTTGTTGCCATTTGATCAATGGAGAGAAGTTTGTGCAACTTACAGGTGCCAATGCAAGTCTGATCGAAAGTCCGCTGACGCTTGTTCAGCTTCGTTTTGAGGCCGCAAAGCTGAATTTCGATTTTTTTTCAGATGGCACGCTCTCAAGTTTCCTCGCGAGGCTCTTTACCGGGCCAAGTGCTCAGAAGTAGCTGGCGCCGCGGCCTATTCCAACGTGCCTCGCGTTTGCGGGGCCGTAGTGGAAGCAGGTCTGGCTTCACTGCTTGACCTGAAGCGTGATCTGACGCTTGAAGATGCCTACATGCTCTACGAGATTTTGCAGGTTCGTTCCTACAACAACTGGTTAGCCAACACAAAACAGCAAGAGGCTTTTGAGAATGCTAAACAATGAAAACGGGCTCTTTTTTGAGCTTGGAATTGATTCGAAAAAGCTCCTTGACGGGTTGGATCGAGCAGCCAAGTCGATTAACGACTTTGAGGGGCGGGCGACCGAAGGCTTTCGGCTGGTTGCGAACGGGCTCAATGAGTTCGAACGCAAGATGCGCGAGGCCCTTGAGCCTATTGATCAAATCGCAATCCAGTTCTCGAAAAGCGGTTTGATTGCCGGCAAGGTCTCGGACGAAGTCGCGGAGCAAATTCTTGACATCGGCACGACGTCGCAAAAAGCCGCTCTAACGGCCGGCAGAGCTTTTGACTCGATCGAAAGCAAGCTTGGCGGACTTGGTCTTCTGTTGAAGACATTGTTTGCGCCGATTGCCGCAGCGTTTGCCGGCGGCCGCTTGGCTCAGAACTTTTCGCAGATGGGCGAAGAGCTGTCTGTCCTGAGCGAACGCACCGGTGTGGCTGTTGAGAAAATCGATGCGTGGGCTAAGGCAAACCGAGACGCCGGCGGTTCTGCCGAGGCGTTCAAGGATGCCTTGCAGCAGTGGACGATTGAGACGGGTCGTGGTGCCGATGAGTTCTTCAAGATGGGGGAACACGTCAAGGGCATGACGGATGTCCAGGCACGATACTTCATGCGTGCCATGGGGTTGTCTCAGGAAGCATCTGCGATTTTCATCAAGCACAAGGACGTAGCCGACAAGGTCGCGGAAAGCTACAAGGGAGTGGCTTTCACGAAGGAGCAGGCCGAGAACGCACGCCGCATGAACATCCTGTGGCGTCAGTTCACAAACACAGCTCAGTCGCTTGCAAACACGATTGCTGTGGCTGTTTTGCCCATCGTGAACAAGGTGTTGAGCGTGCTGTCCGATGGCTTAGCGTTTCTTAACGAGCATTCGAGAGCGGTCAAGATTCTGTTGGGTGGACTCGGAGCGGTAATCGCAGGGACGTACCTTCGAAAAATCCTTGCCCTGATCGGCGGACTGAAAGGCCTGTTTGCTACGGTAAGGGCGGGGACAACCATTGTTGCCGCTTTCAATGCGGTTCTGATGGCTAATCCGCTCGGGGTGGTCATCGCAGCGGTTGCCGCGCTGGGGCTTGCTATTGACGATCTGATGTCCTTCTTGGAAGGAGGCGGATCGCTCTTTGGCGACTTCATGCGTTGGATCGGGTTCAGCGATCGACAGATCAACGAATTCCGTAAAAACCTCGGCAATTTCCTGTCGGCAATCGCAAGCATCCCCGGGCAGATTGCGGATGTTGTCGCTTCGATCTTCGGATTCTTCGGAGACGTTTACTCGGCGGCTACCAGCACCTTTGAAAAGGTTAGATCCGTTATCGCCAACATTCCGCGGGCCATCGTTGAGGGAATTCCAAAAGCACTGAGCTGGCTGAAAGAAAAGCTTAAAAGCCTTCTTGGTGGCTTTGGATCTCTCGTCTCCGGCCTATTTGAGGATGATGATGAAGATGGTGAAGACAATGGCGATGCCATAGGAAATCGACGTCCAAATCGCGTCAAATGGGAAAACTATCAAGATGACGGAATCGAGTATCCCGATGATGAGGAACAAGAAATTCCTCGGTCGGTCAAGGTTAACAGAACTCAGACCGTACTGAGTAAGTCAGCGGTTCGAGAGAGCCACGAAAGCGTTGATAGACGGATCAACGAAAAGTTGATTAAGCATCTGCTGCTTTCAAGTCCTCAACCCGTGGCCGCTCAGTTGATCGGAGAAATTTCGATGCCTCAGATGCCGGTTGCCAACGGTGCGATTGCGGCGATCCGACAGAAGTCCGAGAGATCGGGCGGAATCACGAACGACATGAAGGTGACTGTCGAGAACCACATCCAGACAACGGCTGATCCTCAAGCGGTAGGCCAGGCCGTATCGGTCGGTGTTGATCGCGCCTTGACTCGTTCGAATCGAAACCTCGTGAACGCTCAGACCGGAGTGGTTCAAAAAGGATGATTGAAAATGCCCCAGACAGAAACTTGGGCTGTCGTTGACAGCTCGGGTCGCAAGATTTGCGACTACGACACGGTTGACCAGCTCGAGGATTCCAATACGGCAAGCATCCCGATAGAGCCTCAGGAAAACGGTCGCCTTTTTGCCTACGACAAGGTGCCGACACCCATTGAGGTGACGGTTCGCCTTCTGTTTGCAGGAGACTACTCCAGGCAAAACACAGCGCTGTCTACGCTTGAGAAATGCCGGCAAGGAACATCGACTTTCATGATCGTGACGCCTTCGAGAGTGTTTTTCAACATGACTCTTGTCGGGTTCAGCACGACTCGTTCTGCGACGAACGGCGTCAACCTTTTGGAAGTCTCATGTTCGTTTCAAGAGGTCAAGGCTGTGTCGTTGGCAACTCAGACCGTGCAATGGTCCCCGCGAAACCCAACAAGTGCGGACGAGACCAAACGAGGACAAGTGAGGGCGCAAAACAGCGTTTTGTACGACATCTTCAACTGAGGCGGACATGTACACGATTCCTTTGCAGCCGGTGCCGAACCAGTCTTTTTCTGTCGTTCTCGACGATCAAAACTGCCGAATCAACATTCGACAGATGGGCAGCGCCCTGTTCTTGTCTCTGACGTCAGATGACGTAGACGTCTGCAAAACACACATTTGCCAGAACAGAGAGCAGATTCCAGCCTGGAGTACGAACCTTTTCAAAGGAAAGTTGGTTTTTGCTGATCAGGATGGGAAAAACCACCCGGAATACTCTGAACTCGGGTCCCGATACGTTCTTTGCTACCTGACGGAAGAAGAATGCAATCAACTTACAGCTTGAAAGACATTGCAGTCAGCATTGCGCTGGACGTGCAGGGCGCCAATAACCAGTACACATTTCAGGGATATGCGACCAACGTCAATATCAGCAAAACCGGAGGTGTCGATTTTGCAACGGCTCAGGTTGAAATCTTTGGCTTGTCGCTGGACACGATGGCACAGTTGACGACATTGGCTTTCAAGCCACTGAACCGACGTTGGAATGCCATTGAGATTTCCGCAGGTGAGCAGGGGACGGAGCTTTCGAGCATATTCCAGGGCGAAGTGACGGTGTCCTATGCCGATTTGAACGGCGCTCGACCGGTTCTCAAGATCGAAGCACAAACCAGTGCCTACAACGTCTTGAAGCCGACTCCGCAGATAGCTGTTCAGGGTTCTCAATCCGTGTCTCGTTTATGCGAGCAGTTGTGCGCCGAATGCGGATACACGTTTGAGGCCGTTGATGTTGATGCTCAGGTTGCTGACTGCGTTTTGACGGGTGACCCAATCACGAAGATGCGACAAATCGCACGGGATACAGGAAGCGATTTACTGATTGACGACAATCGAGTCGTGTTGATGGCAAAGGGCTCAACGCGAACTGATGGCGGCATTCCGATCGTGTCTGCTGAGACGGGAATGATCGGATACCCGACATTCACAAATCAGGGCGTCAATGCGAAAAGCTTCTTTCGACCTGATCTGAAGATCGGCGGAGCCGTTCGTCTCGAAACCATCATCCCGAGCGCTTCGGGGGTTTACAAGATCACGCAGTTGGTTCACGAGCTCAGTGCTCACAATCCGGGTGGTGGCTCATGGTCAACGTCCTTTCAAGGGATGTGGATCGAGGAGTGAGAAATGAGCGAAGAGTTAAGCCAAAACAACGGAGAATTCACGGGGTCAAGCGAATACAACGTCTTGGACTTCGTCATTCGCTCAATCATCTGCGGACTGGTGAACACGGCGATCCCGGTACGAGTGGACAAAGTCGATAGGCCAGCCGAAAACGGCGGTGCCGGCTATTTGTCGGCCACACCTCTGATCAAGATGAGATCGGCGAAAGGGGATGCTTTGGACATGGTTAGCATCCCCAAACTTCGTTGGTTTCGCCTGCAACACGGTTCGGCTGCGATCATTGTTGACCCCAAGCCGGGTGACATTGGATTGGCTGTTTTTGCGCAGCAGGACGTTTCGGCTTTGAACGGTGGTTCGGAACCAATTCAGCCAGGTTCATTCCGGTGCTACAGCATTTCGGACGGATTCTACTTCGGTGGTTTTTGGGGCAAAAAGCCGACGACTTTTATCCGTGTGGAAGACGACGGGAAAGTGACGGTCACAGCTCCTCAATCGGTTGTTGTGAACACGGTTGATGCCACTGTAAATGCCTCCGGATCAACCACCGTTGATAGCCCAACCGTCACAATCACAGGAGACACCACAGTGCAAAAGACTCTCACGGTGCTCGGACAGATAACTGGCACGGGCGGTATGACAGTGAGCGGTGGCAATGGTGCTAGCGTAACTGGCAATGTGTCGGTCAGCGGTGGGGACGTGACGGCTGACGGCGTTGGCTTGAAGTCCCACACGCACACTTGCCCGCATGGTGGCAATACGTCAACAGGACAAGGGTAATGCACACAGAAAACACGTTGGCCTTAACGCCGGACTGGGATCTGCAATTCGACTCAAATGGCAATCTCAAGTTTCTGACGGAGGTCGAAGCCATTTGCCAAAACGTTTGCAATGAGTGTCGGCTCTTCCTACGAGATGCCTATTTCCGGTACGAGGAAGGCATTGATTGGTTTACTGACCAGTTAGGCCAACCGTTGCAGGAATCGGTTGTGACTGAACGACTGCGCAATGCGGCACTGAGTGTCCCGGGAGTTCTTTCCGTGGTCAACATTGAGATAACGAAAATTGACCAGGAAACTCGCACTTTGCACGGCAAGATCGAAATAGAAACACAGTACGGATATGGCACAAGTTATCTTTGATGAAAAAACTGGCGTCACGATCCCGACGACTCGGGAGGTGCGAGACGACTTGGCAAGCGCCGTACAGGAGGCTATGCCGAAGACTGCCAATGGCGACCCTGTCAATGTCGACTCGACAGCACCCATGGGGCAACTTATCGATGTTGTGGCCTCGGAAAACGAGGCTAAAAACTCGGAAGTTGCGTACTTGGCAAACCAATTCAATCCTGAAACAGCTAGAGGTCAGTTTTTAGACGCTCTAGCTAACTTATATGGATTGAAGAGAAAGGTTTCTGAACCTACGGTTGTCGTATGTACTTGCACAGGGTTGAAGGGAACAACCATTCCTTATGGGGTTCTGGTTGAGGATGATAACGGCAACCAGCTTCGTCACAACGCCGCTTTAGGGGCCACTATCGGTTCTAACGGAACTGTGGATACGACTTTTGCAACGGTGGAGCACGGAGCGGTTGAAATCGGTGCCGGTACGGTTAACACGATTGTGACGGTAGTGCCCGGATGGGACGCCGTGACAAATGACGTGGCTGGCGTGACGGGGCGCGATGTAGAGCCTGACGGTGAACTTCTGAATCGCATGCTTGAGTCCTATGCGAATAACTCACACGGAACGCCGGCAACTCTGCAAAGCAGGTTGTCTAATCTTGATGGCGTTTTGGACTGCGTAGTCCTTGAAAACTACACCGATGAGGAACAAGTTCAGTACTCGGTAACGCTAGAGCGGCATAGCATAGCGGCTTGTGTTGTTGGCGGAGAGGATGAAGCTATCGCTGACGTGATCTTCGGTTGCAAGGCGCCAGGTTGCGGCACCAGCGGCAACTACAAAGTTACTTGCGTGGATGAAGAACATTACAACGCTAAATACACGTACAAGATCGTTCGCCCTACGGTCGTGGACTTTGATATTCAGGTGACCTTCTATGACCAGAGCATGGATTCGGTCACGCAGGCTAATGTCAAACAAGCAATCATCCAAGATTTTTTAGGGAAAGGGAAACAGAAAAATCCTCGGGTGAAGCTAGCCACATCCGTGTATGCAGATCGTTTTTACCAGTGCATCAAAGATGTGACGAAGGCTCCCATCAAGTCAGTCTTGATCGGTATGAACAGCGAGGGATTGGCAGACCACGTGGATGTGCCAGCAAACGAGAGCCCGACAATCAGTGAAGATACGATCGCTCTTGTCTTCGGAGGCTAATTATGAGCACAACGCAGACATGGGAAGACCTGCAACAGATTGATGACGTGCGCGAAATGGCTGATGTGCCCAGCAAGGCAAGCATTGCCATGCAGAGCCAGTATGCCCATGCTCCGAACTTCAAAGCCTTGGCCGAAATATTCCACAAAGCTTTGGATGCGACAGAGCAATTGGATCAGTTGCTGAGAGATGTGGCAGATGCTCGAACAGCAAAAGGCATCTTCTTGGACTGGTGGGGTAAACGAGTTGGTGTGGATCGACTGATCGAGGTAGACGGAGAGTTCGTGCGCTTCGATGATGAATATTTCCGCTTTCTCATAATGTACCGAGCGCTTTGCAACATCTCTGACGCCAGCACTGCCACAATGAACCGGTTGCTGTCGCAGCTGACGGATCAGCAAGTCTTCATCGTGGACTATCAAAACATGAGTATCCGATCAATCGTTGTGGTCGGATCGATGAGCGACTTGCAGATCACGATTCTGCGAGCCTATGGCCTTCTGAACCGACCTATGGGCGTGTTGACCAACTTCTTGGTGATCTACCCTGACGATGCCATCTTCGGTTTTGCAGGATCAGACCTTCAGCCTTTTGACCAAGGTGTTTTCAATCCGGGGCAAGAATTCCCGATGAACGCTTGAAACACAAACACTCAGAAAACAGAACCCGCCTCGAGCGGGTTTTTTATTAGGCGGAATTTTCGAAATGGCGACGAAATATCCACAACATCTTTTGAAGACTGCGCTTGCGGACCGAGGCGACAAGACGATCCCGCCGGCGACCTCGCAGCAGGCTGGAACCGGGCGTTTTTCGCAAGCCGAAGGATGGCGAGAAGAAACGAGTCAGCCCATCGGCGAGGGCGGTATGCCCCCTAAGCGTGAGGACTTCAACGGCGCTTTTTACCTGTTGTCTCAGCTCCTTCTTTGGTACCAGCAGGGCGGCTTGATGAACTACTCCACTTCGCTGGACTACGAAGTTGGCAACGAGGTTTTGTACCAGGGCATCAAGTACAAGTGCCTGAAAGCAAACGGGCCTTCCAGTAAGCCCGTGACACCAGGAACCGATGCAACGACATGGTCAGACACCAGCTCATCGGTTCTCTACGTACCGCAAACCATTCAGGCTGGTCAGCAACAGCAAGCCCGCACGAACATCGGCGCCTTGGGCAAGAAAGAAACAGCGGCCAGTGCCGAGAAACTCGCGGCATCCATCTTGATCTCTCTAGTCGGTGATGTGACTGGAAGCGCTTCCACCGATCTTTCGGGGAATGTGCAGATCAACTCGATTGAAAACCTCGCACGAGGTATTGATCAGGCCTTTAAGGACTTTGCTGAGGCTCACGACATTCTGTAGGTAAAAAATGGCTGAAAAGACGAAATTTCAGTACGCGAAATCTCCGACCGGTGCGCTGTCGGGTGCTTCCTTCATTCAGCAAACGGAAGACGCCATCAACGACATCGGGGGAAAGCTCGTCGAGTACAACGCGATCTCCGAAGAAACGAAGCGCAAAGCCGAGCAGGCAATCAGCACGTCAGAGACGGCGCTGAACACGGCAAACCAGGCTTTGACTCAGTCCGCGCAGGCTATCGAGACTGCGAACACGGCCAAGGCTCAATCCGACTCGGCTGTGACCGAATCACGAGCCGCCAAAGAGGCTGCAGAGGCTGCACAGCTTGATGCAGAAGAATCCGCTCGTGATGCCGAAAGTTCTCGGCAAGCCGCAGAAGATGCGAACGAGGCGGCTCAGGCGGCCGCACAGCGAGCGCAGACGGCTCAGGATACGGCCGAAACCGCGCAGGAAAACGCCTATGCGGCTCGGCAGGCTGCTTCTCAGGCGCAGGAGTCTGCTACTCGCGCGGAAGCAAATGCGCTTCTTGCTCAGAGTCAGGCCGCGGAATCGGCTGCGGCTGCCGAAGCACTGGCCGACGGCGTGGTTCGGTACGACAGCTCTCAGACTCTCAATGCATCACAAAAGACGCAGGCCCGGACCAACATCGGAGCTGCCGATGCCTCTGACACCTACACCAAGTCCGATGTGGAGAACACGTATCTGAAAAAGACCGACAACGCGGTAAGTGCCAGCAAGCTTCAGACCTCTCGACGCATCAGTGCAACTGGTGACGCGACTTGGTCGGTCAGTTTCAACGGTACTCAGGATGAGTCCGGGACGCTCACGCTCTCGGCGTCCGGAGCCACGGCAGGAAGTTACGGACCGAATGCCGCAGCAACGCTGGCCTTCGGTGGCAGCTTCAACGTTCCGTATGTGACGGTTGACGCCAAGGGTCGAGTAACTGCAATTAAGCACTTTGCGCTCAAACTCCCGGCTGCTCAGACCGATGTTTCTGGAAATGCCGAAACGGCATCGAAACTGGAAACGCCCCGAACCATTGCTATCTCTGGTGCGGTGACTGGTACGGCAACGAGTTTTGATGGATCGAAGAACATCTCTATTCCGACGACTGCCGTTGACGGCACGAAGGTCTCGGTCTTTGGCAAGGCCACTTCTTCGGCTGCCGGTACGATCGGCGCGGTTCCTGCTCCTGCAGCGGGTGCTCAAGGTAAGTATCTGCGAGGCGACGGGACTTGGCAGAACCCGCCTAACACAACATACGCAGTGTTTAAGGGAGCTACATCAAGTGCAGCTGGTGGTACTGGTTTAGTCCCTGCTCCAGCAGAAGGCTATCAAGGCCGCTTTTTACGCGGAGATGGCACTTGGCAAAATCCAACGGACAACAAGGTTTCTCAAACCTCAAGCACGGCCAATGGTAAGTATCCGATTCTTTTAAAAGCATCGTCATCAACTTCAAACGCAACGGCTGGTGCTTTGTTTGATGCGGATGTGGCCATAAATCCATCGACTGGTGCTTTTTACACGCGAAAGATCTCAGGAAAAAACACAGTTACTCGGTGGGTGGATGCCGCTAAAGCCGGCGGATCGATGGTCGAGATCGAGGACAACTCTTCAGGTGGAGAGTTCACGCCTTTTATTCGGTTCAAGTCAACGAACGGTGTCTTTGTCCTAAACGGACATCAAGAAGGTTTCTTGATTTCGTACCTCACAGACGAAGACGTCGCGGCCGGTTCAAACACAGTTACCGAGTCTTTGGAGTTCACAGAGGCAGGGGTTCTTGTCTCCACCGGAGGTTTTCAAGGCTCGCTATCTGGAAACGCATCAACAGCCTCTCGGTGGTCCTCTTCGCGGACGCTGACACTTGCAGGAGATCTGACGGGCTCGGTTTCTTTCAACGGCTCGGCGAACTTCACGCTTACGGCGACTATCGCCAATGGTTCAGTCGTGACCGCCATGATCGCCGACGACGCCATCACGGCGGCAAAGCTGGCTACGAACTCGGTCACAGCCGATGCCATTGCTGCAAACGCGGTTGGCGCTTCTGAACTTGCCAACAACGCGGTAGATGCCGCGGCAATCGCAAGCGGAGCAGTGACCTTCGCAAAGATTGCAAGTGGAGACATTGCTACCCAGTCAGAGGCTGAAGCAGGCACAGCAAATAACTGCTTGATGACTCCTCAACGAGTCAAGCAAGCAATCACGGCCAACGATCCTGGCGTCCTTCAGGCGTTCTTGGATTTCGCAGACGACAACAACATTTCCTGACGAGTAGGGAGACGATCCTATGGCAACAGCCAACGCGACGGTTCGAGCCGTCTTAGACTATTTGAACCAAAAAAGTTCTAGTTCAGTTCCAACTGGAGCAATCTGCTACTTCGCAACGACAGCCATCCCGACGGGATGGCTTCTTTGTAATGGGAGCAACGTGAGTAGAACTACCTATGCGGCGCTCTTTGCCGCTATCGGTACGAAGTTCGGCACAGGCAACGGGTCTAGCACCTTCACGCTTCCGAACCTAGATGAGCGTTTTATCGAAGGCACGACCACGACTGCAGACGTTGGTAAAAAGCTCGAAGCTGGCTTACCCAACATCATTGGTGAATTCGGTGCATCAAAATGTGACGACCAAGTAATTTCTGGAGCATTTAAGAAAGATACAAATGGTTTGGGTGCAGACGGTTCCCAGGCATCGGCCTCCAAGTTTTCTTTCGACGCTTCGCGTTGTTCTGCGATTTACCAATCTGTCACGACAGTTCAGCCTGCTTCTTTATGCCTTCTTCCATGCATCAAATTTTGATACAGGCCAGTAAACATATGGACTCTGGTTGAACTGTCATAGATTTACCATAAATGCTAGAACTGCGAGATGCGTCCATGCCGCCTCTTCGCATGTCGTTTTTCCAGTTTGAGGTTAGCCCACCACCTGTACCGACTTGATAAAAGACGCCTGTGTAAAGCGCTGCATCGCTGTCATATGGAGCGAGCTCGCCAGTTATGTTGGGCCTGCCAGACCCAACATAAGTGGTTCAATTGAACCAGACGGCAGCTCTTGGTCGTTGGGATTTT